TAGCCCACTCAAAACCCGACGCCTATTCCAGCCTTTTCGCATATGGGATGTGATGATGCTGCATATGCGTGTTGTGGTATGGCGCATATGTGTTATGTGCGCTGCAACGCAGCGTGCCATGCTGTGTGCGGTGCGGCAGCTGAGGCGAAAGCGCGCGATTACCGCGGTCGATTGGGGGCGAAAGTAGCATAACGGGGGTGAGCGCGCCACGTCAAGCTAATCACGCTCATCGAGTTGACATACTAGATGTTATCGGACCTTGCTTTCGCTGCCGTGTGTGCGGGGCGGTGGGGGGAGCACGCATGATGTAGGTAATGTAACCTATCGCGTTGGTTGGTAGCTCGTCCCACCATCACACCCCTAGACTACACAACTGCAACGCCCCAGGATGCCCCAGGATCGACGATCGGGGGCGCGTCCATACCTAGACACCCCTGGATTCGATGCGTGCCTGTATCCCCTGCGCTCCCACGCATACCACCATCCCACCCCTCAGCTCGCCACCCACCCCGTCACAACCCGCGCGCACACAAGAGGGGGTGGGGACCCCCTTACCGCACGCGCCTACCCCCCGGGTAACACCCCTACCAACCGCCATATGTTCAGGACTTTCGGGTTGGTATGGGTGCGTGTGGTGATCGGCGCGCAGGGCAACCCCACGTGGCGGGGGTCGCACGTTGGCGGGCTGGCGTGTGTCTATAGGGAAAGGTGCGGCAGGTGTGCGCTGGTGGGAATGTAGACCCCCACCGCCCCGATAGTCAAGTGGTTCGTGACGGCCACCAGCACAATCTGGCAATATCACCAGGGGTTGTTGGCGATAGGGGCGCCGATATCCCATCCACCCACTATGCCTCCGAAAACGCCGCGCAGGGGCGTTCTTCGCCCCGAGCACATACGGCGCACCTCCTACCAGCACATCCCCCACACACAGAACTGGCACGCTCCTTGCAATCTGTAACTGTTTGTGTTACTGTTTGGGTATCGTGGCTGATACCCCCGTCCCCCCGCCGAAGCCGGTCCGTCTCAAGAAGGACGGCACTCCCTACGCGAAACTAGGACGCAAACCCAACCCGCCCGTACTCGCCAAGGATCTCGAAGCGCTCAACGCCGCCATGGTCCCCAAGTACGGGGACGTGATCGACCGCACCAACCGCGATGCCGTCCTCAAGAAGACACCCTCGATCAAGCAATTGCAGACGGACGCCGAATTCACGGACATCGCACTACGAGTGCTAGCAGGCCAAACCCCCCTTGAGATCGCCACTATCCGCGGGGTGAAGGTCCAGTACATACGCACCCGGTTGCGTGATCCCCGCCTACAAGCTGTCTACCTGCGTGAACGTGATAAGCACGCGGCCGATGTGTCTGGTGCGCTGCGGGATGAGAAGCTCCCCACCGTCATCCGCAAGCGTGCGCTCGTAACCCGCGGCCAGACCGTCATCGGCGAGGTGCTCGATCAGGTTCGCACCCACATCGCCGAGCATAGCGGCAACGTCAAGGCGGCGATATTGAAAGCTGGCATCGAAGCTGCCAACGTTGCCTTCAACCACGAGGGGATGGAACGCAACGCCGGTGGCTCCTCCCCCGACGCCAACTTCAAGATCCAAGCCGACAAGGCCATCGTCATCAACCAGATGGTTGCCGAAGCGGACATCGACATCAGCGATTTGTTCACGCCGCCCGATACCGATGACCCTCTTGGCGACGGCGACACCTCCCCCGCAGTCATCGACGTTACCCCCGAACCTGCGAACGACAACGATGCCCCGTCCTAAGCGCATCCCCAACAAGGGCACCGTCCGCACGTGGGCGGAGATCGCCGACACGCTCAACGAGGATAACTACATCCTCGCCGAGTACCTCGGCATCCCCGACAACGAGGTAGTGGAGTACGAGGCGCGGACTGTACAGACCATCGGACGGCGCGCACTTGCCAAGTTACGCACCGAACTCGCCAAGCACGGCATCGACGAGCACACCGTCGCACAGATCCTCCACGATCGTGACGCACACTCCCCCCTCGCCCCGCCCGCCAGCGATGCCATCACCGACGTAGTCGCCAACCCCGAAGACGACGATCTCGGCAAGATCAGCCTTAAGAAAGTCCGCCGCTAGCACGCCATGAAGGATCTCAACAAAGCCGATATCGAAGCCATCATTCTCAGCGAGAGTTGGGAAGTGCGGGCCACCTTGCGCGCCATGGTCCGCCGCTCCCTCTACCTCACCGCCAAGATGCTCGTCAGCTACAACGAGCCCCGCAACACGATGACCGCGGAGGTATTCAAAGAGCGGCAGGACTGGCTGCAATGGATCGTATGTGAGAAGAAGCGCGGGCTGCTAGAGGATCCCCGCAGCTACGTGAAAACGACCGGCAGCACCCGCACCATCCCCGTGTGGTGCAGCATCCAACGTGGCGACGACCGCTATGACCACCCCAACGAACTCGCCCGCATCGATGCATTCCTCATGCAGCACCCGCACCTCAAGGGCACGGATATGCGGCTTGCGATCGCGGGCGACACGAAGAAAGCCGCTACTCGTTTCACCGGTGCAGTACGCCGCTTCTACCTCACCAACCCCTTCTTCCGCTTCCTCTTCCCCGAGTTGAATTGGGAGAATCCACTTCGCACCGACTACGGCTCCTTCAACGACGAGGAGATGTATCTACCAGGGCGGTTGCAGCCGGAGTTACCTGGCGCCTTCCTCACCGCATTCGGCACCGAGACCGCCATCGTCGGCGGCCGCCTCGACGGGCTCATCGTCAGCGATCTTGTCGGCGATCACAACTGGCGTAGCAGTGGCGAAATGAACCGGCTCCGCGACTGGTTGAAGACCGCACCGGCGCTCTTGTCGCACAGAGACCCCCGACAGCCCTACGGCGGCTTCGTACTCGTCGAGGAAAACCGATGGACGCTCGATGATGTCAATTCTCTTATCCACAACGAGTACACCGAATGGGACATCTGGCGCCGTGGTGTTTTTCGTTGCTACGTGCATGGCGTTGGCAATTGTGGTCGCTGGGGTTCTGACGAGACTAAGGATTGTGCGCCGACGGAACAGTCGCTATGGCCGGAAGGTCCGTACCGCGACGCCGAAGCACTCGCTCGCCTACGACAAGAAGAAGGCGAAGCGATCTTCTGTAACCCCGGTGAAGCGCCAATCCTGATGTCTGATTGGACACAGCGGCGTTTAGATGAAGTCAAAGTCGGTGATGAGGTGGTGGGGTTTGAGCCTGTCGCCACAGGAAAGCGGGCGAAGCTTGTCAAGGCTACCGTGTTGGCTGTCGGATCGCGCGTCGCACCGGTCGTTAAAGTCACCTTCAGTGACGGCTCCGTAATCCGCTGCACTCCCGAACACAAGTTCTACACCGGACGCTTACCAGATAAGGGTAGTAGCCAGACCGCACGCAAGCTGTATGACGTACCGCGTGCCGGTCGTCGTTTCGTTCGCGTTGTCAACGACTGGCTAAATGAGACCGACAACTCCGAGTGGCATTACCTAGCGGGCATTCTTGATGGCGAAGGTTCCCTTAAGCACACCAACATCACCATCACACAGGTTGAGGAAGTCAACGGCTGCGTGGTCGAGCGAATTGATCGGTGCTTGTCTGCACTTAAGATTCCGCATCTCCGTAAGAAGTATAAACGGACTGATGACAAGACATGGCGTAACGGTCAAAACGTACCGCTAACTTGGGTGCTTAACTCAGACCGTGACTTCATGTCACGCCTACTCACACGCACGGCCATCGGTAAGAAACAGCAAATTGTTGATCGGATGTGGAAGCATCCCGGACGACTTGGTTTGCGTAAAGAGGGCCAACAAAATGGCCGAATCAAGGTCACGAGCATCGAGCCCGCGGGTGTGGAGCGTGTCTATGCGCTTTGCACGACTTCAGGTAACTATGTCGTTTGGGGTATCGCTTCATCCAACTCGGCTCAACGTCTCAACGACCCCACCCAAGCCAGCGAACTCAAAGTCGATAAGATCCGCGACTTCAAACTCGACATCTGCCCAGTTACGACAAATGGTCGCACAAATCGAGAGTGGTGTGTCCTCCTTAATGGGGAAGGAGGAGAAGAGGTTCTCCCACTTTCACAACTTGAACCCCACATCATCTCCATCGACCCCGCCACTTCACAAGAAGCAACCTCGGCCCGCACGTCGATCAGCTGGTTCGCCTACGACCGGCCGACGCGGCGCCGGTTCACGATCTCGGTAAGGGCGGACCGTTTTGGCCCCGATGAATCCGTCTGGCAAGTCATGGACATGCTAGACGAGATGGACGAGAAGATCCCCGGCAAGGTGCGCAAGATGGTGATTGAGAAGGTTGCGGCGCAGAGTTACATGGCGGTCGCGATCAAGCATGCCGCCGGTATGACACGTGATGGCGTCCGTAAGAAACGCCGCACCCTGCCCCCCATCGAAATGATCCCCCCTGCGAAGGGCACATCCAAGCTGGATCGTATCAAACGTCGTGTGGGGAATGTGATTGGACAGGGGTTGTTGTATGTACGTGCCGGACTTCAACTCCCGCTGCATGAAGTGCGACATTTTCCAAGTGGCACCCTCGACTGGCTCGACACGCTCGCACAAGCCGAGGAAGTCTTCCTGAACCAATCCGACGGCGGCATCGATGCACAGACCGCCGCCCGCCGCGCACATCGCGCCCTACGCCTCGCCACCTCCGGCGTAACTGGCACCGGCATCTAGGAGACGTGAATGGCTGACGAGAAAGATCCGCTTGAAGAGATGCAGCATACGCCCCTCCTGGTGCTGCCGGATAAGGTTCACAAGCAACTAACTGCGTGGTTACGTGCATACATCCCGACACTTCGTATGAATCGGGATAAAAACGACAATATCAAAGACCGCATTGCAACGTGGCATTCAACGTTACGAGGCGTGCGGCGTGTACCGCCGTTTCGACGCGGTGTCAGTAATCTCAGCACGCCGCTTACACTGTGGGCATCGGCAGCGATTCGTGCGCGTATTCGACAGGCGGTGCTTGAGAGTAAGCCGGTCCTTGCCGCTCTCCCCCTCAAGTCGGCCAGTGACAGCGGGGTGGATCTCAACCGCCTCGCCACCGCCTACAGTCGCGTCTTTCAAGCTGAGTTCGACAGCCCCAACGGCCTCGACGGCGCCACCGCAGTCGAGAAAGCCATCAACGAGGTGGTCAATCTCGGCACCGCGGGCATCAAGGTCTATGAAGAGATCACCCCGCCGTGCTATGTGCTCGACGCGAACGGCGTCCCCACGCTGGTACCGTCGAAGAGCCGCGTCAAGTGGGACTTCATCGCCTTCCAAGATCTCATCTATGTCGATGGCTACGGCGACGACACGCAGGCGATGCCTCTATGCGGTCATGAATACGACATCACATGGGGCGAGATGGAGATTTGGCGAGCGGCGAAACAGTTCTACCCCAACGTACTCGACCGCGTGAAAGCCCACTACAACCCCGGGCACACGACGATGGCCTCCCTCCCCTACGACGACATGCCCGCGAAGTTGAAGACGCACCGTGTCGCCGAGTTGCACCTGCGCTACTGCATTGACGACCCCGATGCGCGTGATTACACCGGTTACCCCACCGCGCTTGTACTTACGTGGCACGTAGAGGCTGGCGAACTGTTACGCTGCGTGCGTAGTCCCATCCCCGGCGGCATCAAGCCCATCTTCCTCGCACGTCTCGACGATGAACCCGACCCGACGAAGGCGCGCGGACAGGGCGTCTGCGAGAAGCTAGAAGGCGCGCAGGAAGAGACCGACGTAATCCACAACCTCGGCATCGAGGCTGCGAAGCGTGCAACCGCCCACGCCGTCATGATTAAAGAGGGTTCCAACGCCGCCAAGGAATTCGGCGACGCTGGCATGTCGGTCAACCCTGGCGATGTCGCCGTCACCGAAGATCCCAAAGAGGATCTCGTGCTGAAACCCCTCGGCGATCCCCGCGGCAGCGAAGTCGCGCTCATGCAGGAGGGGAATACCAAACAGTATGTCTTCCGCATCCTCGGGCTCGATGAGGGCTCCTTCGGACAGGTGGAGACCGGTAAGCGCGTACCTGCCTCCCTCGGCATCTCCATCCAGCGCGAAGGCCGCACCCTCGTCATCAACTCGATCAAGAGTTTCGCCAAGACACTCAAGCAAGGGGCGTATCTGACGGGTGATCTGTGGAAGCGCCGCCCACCAATCGAGTCGATTGCCGCGGTTCTCCCCCTCGATGAAGCCATGCTCATGGCCGATATGGTGTTCACCCCCAGTGAGACCACCACGCGGCAGCAGTTCGTGCTCACCATCAACGCGCAGGATGCGGCGAGCGCGATGGAATCCCGCAAGCAGGAATTGCTGATGATTAATCAGTTCTTGATGGGATACACGGACAAGCTTTTACAGTATGCGATGATGGCCCTTCAACTCCCGCCGCCGCTTCAGTCCGCACTCATGAGCGTGCTACAGAAAGTAGAGAACGGCGTCAAGGCGATGTTGAACACCATCGACAGCATTGCCAACCCCGCGGATGTGCTGCCACAGGTTGCTGAGTTAGAGCGCGCCCTCGCCGAAGTCGCCCCCATGATGCAGCAGGCCCAACAGCAGCAGATGATGATGCAGGCTATGGGCGGCGGGGGTGGGGAGCAGAACGCCGCATGAGCATGTTGGATAGCTTCATCCCCCGCTCTGGCCGCATGCTGATCCATCGCCACCATCTCCCAACCGGCGAGCCGATCATGGTCAATGGCGTGTGGATTCCAGAGCGACGACGTGAAGCGTTCGCTGTCGCCGCGACGGTGCTACGTGTCGCACCTGATGTGGATGACATCCACCCCGGCGACGACGTATGGATCCCCGAATTCGCTGGCCTCCCCATCTATGACGGCGAAGTTGAAACTGCCTACTTCGTCATCGGCAGCGGGGATGTGCTGGCCGTATGTGAGACCGCAGATGTGGAAGCAGCTGACTCGCGCTGAACTCTCCGACTGCCACAGTCAAGCCTACGACTTCCTCGATAGCCAACTGTGGCAGGAGATTCGGGGGGAGATCCAGTCGCGGGTAGGTGCCGCCGAACACACGTTGCGAAACAGCACCGACATCGCCGAGATCCGCCATGCACAGGGCGTCATCGCAGGCGCCAACCTACTTGAGACGACACTGTACGCCTTCGCCCGTTACGCAAAGAAGCGTCTCGGCGATGCGGCCGATTGATTGTCATGCACCACCGTGCCACCACAATGAATCACAAATCCACACCGAGTGCTAATCTTGACCCCGGCACTCCTTTGTGCTAGGAGCCATATGCCCGACGAGACTAAGGAAACTCCCGCTCCCACCGTAGATGCGAACCTTGAGACCATCAAGGAGATCGCCGCCAACCAGAAGAAGGTCACCGAAGCGTTCATGCAGGAACTTGCGGCGCAGCGGTCGTCCAGCACACCTGTCGCCGTCGGTGACCCCGCCGCCGAGTTCGACAAGCTTAAGACGGAGTGCGACGCACTGATCGCCGACGGTCACGGTACGGAAGCGATGGCCAAGTTCGCCGCCCACTTCCAGAAGCAGCAGCCTTCGGTAGACCCGACCACCCTCCCCGCCTACAAGCACATGGTTGAGACGACTCGTCGGGATGTGCGCGCCGACAACAAGGCTGTGTTCGACCGCTGGGGCGCCGAGGTATCCGCCATCGTTGATAAGCTCCCCCCTGAGAAGCGGCTGTTGCATGACGAGTGGGAGGACGCCGTTCGGCGCGTCCGCGGCAATCACCTAGACGAGATCATCGCCGAGCAGGAGAAGGAAGCCCGCGCCCGCATCGAGGAGGAGTACAAGAACCGGCTCGCCCCTCTCGCTGGCGGCTCCCGTGGCGGCAGCAACTACACTGGCGACAACGAGGACGCCGCTATCGCAGCCGTACTTGGTGTCTCCCCCGAACACTACACCGCCAGCAAGAAGGCCGTCGAGGACTACCACGGCAGCCCCGACTTTTTCGAAGGCAAGGGCTATCCCCTCTTCGATGAACGCCTCCCCCGCTCCACCAGCCCCGGCGCCCGCGTCATCAAGAAGGGGGCGTTCTGATGAACGTCAGCGACAAGGACATCTTCTACATCCCCAACGCGCCTGGCGGTATCTGGAAAGAGAAGGGCCTGTACCTCCGCTGGATCGGCATGTCCGCCCGCAACCTGCGTCTCAAGACGATGAATACCAGCGGCTACCCCGGCTATCGCCTCTTCGGCGGCGAGGGGAAGGAAAAGACCATGGAGACCCTCCGCGAACTCGGTCTCCCCGATGCCTACTACAACAGCACCATGGATCGCATCACCGCGGCCGATGGCCCCGACGGCCTCATCCTCGGCTACATCCCACTTCAAGAGCGCGCCGCCCGCGAAGAGGCCATTCGCAAGGCCGCTGCCGAGCGTCTCGAAGGCATCGACGACGCCTACATGGCGCGTATGGAAGGCATCCGCGGCGTCCGCGCCCGCAAGTGGGACATGGACGAGTACGAAGATCGCAAAGAGCACGCTAACCGCACTAACACCAGCACCAACCGCGTTGGCTACACAGGAGCCCGACGCACGTAATTCGTAACAGGGAGGATGGGAGATGCCGTCTACCGTTCTGAGTGGCAGTTTCAGCAACCATCTCGCCCCCGGGCTCCGCTCCATCATCGGTGCGAAGCTTGGCGGGCGCGAGAGCTACTACAGCCGACTGTACAACGTTGGCACCTCGATGAAGAAGTACGAGGATTACCTCGCTGCGGCGGGTCTCCCCATCGCCACCGAGAAGCCCGAGACGCAGGACATTCAGACCGTCTCGCCTCTTGAGGGGAACACCAAGCGGCTCACCCACAAGACCTATGCCATCGGCGCTGAGGTGTCGATGGAGGCGTGGGACGATGATCTGTACAAGGGCGGGCCGGGCAGCGTCGATTTCTTCGAGAGCGGCTCGTCTGCGATTCGTGAGGTTGGCGAAGGGATTGCCGATTCGTTGGCTGAGCGCACTGAGTTGCAGGCGCACGACCCGTTCATCAACGGATTCTCCACCGCCACCTACACCGTGCTCCCCGACAACAGCGCGCCGTTCGCCACGTCGCATGCTGTCGTGAGCGGCGGCGAGGGTGTGTCGCAGTCGAACCGTCCCTCCACCGATACCGATTTGAATCTCACCGCCTTCCGCGCGGGCTGCATCCAGATGCGGAAGTGGAAGAACGATCAGGGTCTCCGCATCCCCGGCTACTCGAAGCCTTCCGTCCTGCTCGTCACGTCGGATTTCGAGTACGACGCCATGGAGATCATGCGGTCGTCCACCCGCCCCGACCAGCCCAACCCGAACGTCCCCAACGTCACGCAGAACAAGTGCGAGATCATCGCCGACCCCTATCTCACCGACGAGACCAACAGCGATGCGTGGTTCATCCTCGGCGAGAAGAACCACTGGGAGTTCCTGTGGAGGCGGCGTCCGTCCTTCGACAACTTCGATGAGCGGCGTGCGCGGGTTGGCGTGTTCGTCGGCTTCATGCGGTTCGTTGCCGCCCCGACCCACTGGCTTGGCTCCTACGGCAGCACCGGCGCCTAAGTAACTGAACGCACTTACATACCACTTAGGAGAGATGTAAATGGCTATCACGTCTGGTACGATTGCACCGATTGTTCCCATGTCCATGCACGGGGGGAAGGCGCCTCGCATCCTATCGTTCCCTGTCGCCGACGCGCAGACCATCCTTCTGGGTAGCGTCCTCGTTGCGTCCAGCGGTAAGGCCGCGGTGGGCACCGCTGCCGCTGCGAACGCCGTCATCGGCATCGCCATGGAGCCAAAGGCTTCGGTTGCTACTGCTGCTGTTAGCGACCGCGTAACCGTCGCCCTCGCCACCCCCGGCACCGTGTTCATCGGTTCTGGCGTTCTCAGCGCCACCGACGACTACGCTACGCCCACCTTCGGTGATGTTCAGGGCGATGCCACCGGGCGCGATTTCGTTCGCGTCACCTACGGCGGTGCGTCCAACCAGTTCGCCTGTATCGACATGGATGCCACGTCCACGGTGGGTGCGGCCGTGCTTGGCTTCGCGGTTGAGCAGTTGAAGGGACAGAACTTCGTGGTTGGTAGTGGCGGTACGATCAACCCCCGCATCTACTTCACCTTCTCCACCCTCGGCCTGTTCGCCGGTTAAGGGAGGCTCAGCATGGCTCAGCTTCCCAAGCACCTTCGCGGCCGTTGGCAGTCGGGTGGACCCGAAGCGGGGGCTTACCTCATACTTGGTCCACTCGGTACGGTCGGCGCGTTCACGACTACGAACGGCACGGCTGTCACCGGCTTCGCTCGCCTGCCCGCCCCACTGGACATGCGTCTGCACGGCATCCATGTCGGCTGGACGGCGAAGTCGGCGACGACGGCCTACTCGGTGGTCGTACTGAACGGCACCGATACCGTTGCGACGGTCTCACTCCCCACCGGCAGCGGCGCTGACAGCACGCAGGCGGTCGGTGCATCGTTGTCGAATCGCGAGATGACCAAGAACACCGCGCTCATCGTCCAGGTCATCGGCCCCGCGACCGACGCCACCATCACGGGGCTGAACGTCGCTGTCTCCGGCCACACCCTCGATCATGTCAACGCTGACCGGGCGAACGACTGATGAGCAGCAGCAATCAGATGTACAAGGGGCACGGTGCCGCCGCGTACACCACCGACAGCGAAGTCGCCATCTCGTCGAAGGTTGCACACGGGGCTGGCGAGTCGGTGGTTGGTACGTCTGTTACGGCCGTTGTACCCGCCACTAATGCATCCGCCGACGCGACAGGCAAGAACGTCACCCTCACCGTGACCACCAGTGGCACCATCGTCACGCTTGTCATCAACGCGCCCTCGTCGGCCATCGCAACCGACATCGCCACGGCTTTCAGCGCACTTTACGCCTAACCCGGGTGGGGGTTGGTTGATCCCAGCCCCCGCCACGAGGACAGCATGGCTGACATGGTATCCAGCAAGTACCGCACCCGCATCAAGAAGATGGTCAGCCCAGGGGCGGAAGTCCTCCCCCCACTGCACGACAGCAAGACGATGAACGAGGGCTCGACACAGCTTCAGATTCGCAAGATGGACAACGAGCAGGGTGGCGTACTCGCCCGCGCCGATGCCATGGAAGCCAACCACCGCACCACCCCCAAGCCCAAGAAGGGTCGCGACGGCGGAGCACGGGGTTACTAATCATGGTCTCCTTCATCAAGCGTTGGCTATTCGATGAGTCCTTCTTCGAGCGTTTCCTTCGCGGCGCTCTTGCTGGCGGGGCTCAGTACGCTGCCGCTGCTGGCTACATCTCTGCCACGACTGCTGCGGGGATTACTGCTCTCGCCCTCACCATTGGCGCGGGGGAGAAGAACGCTACCCCCGAAACCCCCAAGGAGTGAAGCCATGGCTGTGACCGCCGCAGGTGAACTTGTACAGATGGCCGCGCAGGGGGATACGCTTTCTACCATCGTCCGCCCGCGTATTGCACGTATTCACATCATCTCGGGTGCGACTGGCGGCGCGGTGTTGCTTACCGCCAACGGGTTCACCTATTGGTCCAATACCGTGGCAACGAGCAGCACCAGCGAAATCGATCTGAGCACGCCGCTGGACGTGGACTCCTTCGTTGCCACCACCCTTCCCGCCACCTGCACCATCCTGGTGCAACTCGCGTAATGGCCCACTACCCTCCCGAGAACGGCGCCCGCTCCGGTATCACCTTCATCCGCTGGTTCGTGGATGACATCACCGGTGCGCTGGTTGCCGAGGACCGCATTGTGCGCGACTACGAACGTGCGCTCGTATGTATCGACGACGTTGACCTGTTGGGGCGGGATGACTTGATCGCACAGTGGACGCCCCGTGCGGAGGCCGCCCTACCAGAGCCGTAGCCACTCATAAGCAAGGTTCGCCTATCCACATTTGGGGGTTGGAGCCGCATGACTCTCGCACAACTCAGAACCGCGACCAAGCACGCCATGTCGAACCGCACCGCCACAACCGGTGTGGTCATCAACGATGCTTGGTACACCGATCGCGTCAACAGCGGAATGCGCCGCCTGTGTAGCTTTCAAGGCATGGTGACGCGCCCTGGCATGAAGCAGCCACAGTTCCGCGTGCTGCGGTTCTTCGAGTTGGAGAGTCGTGTCGTTCGCCCCATCGACACCACCGCTACGTCGAACTACATCCTACCTGCGATTGCCGATAGCAACTTCCTCGACCCGCCGCGGGGGGTAGCTGCCATTATCGATGTATACGACCGCACCAACGCACGTGGTCTCAATCGTGTCAGCCGCCGCGAGATGATGTCGCTTAACCCAGAACGCACCGGCCGCCCGCGTAGATGGTGCCCCTTCGGACAGGATGGTCAGTTGGTATACGCCATCGATGCCATCCCCGCCACCACCAGCGACGAGATAGAAGTTTACGAATGGACCTACCTCCACCCCGTCGCGATGACCGATGATGACGAGTCGCCGGTAATCCCCGAAGCATGGCATGTACCCATCTGGTACGCGGCGGTTGCTGAAGCGGCGACCCTCGTAGACTGGCCCGACCGCGCGCAGGAGTACGAGAGCAAGTTTATGTCGTATGTAGCGGAGCGTAAGAGCCCGCATGAGGAAGCCGATGTGAGCGGCTACGCAGGCGCCCGTCGTAATCTCTCCACCGGCATCGGGATCAGTTGGAGTAGGAGATAACACATGCCAGTCACCAATTGGAATCGCACCTCGCCTACCTCTGCTGACAACCCGGCCAACGGTGCCAACGAGATCAGCGCGGTCAAGAAGGGTGTCGATGAACGTATGCGTAACGGTGGGCATCGCTGGGAGCCTGACTCCTCCGCCACACTCACCAATGCCGGTCGCCATACCTGCGGCGCCGAGTTCAGCGCATCCGGTAGCGGTGCACAGGATGACGAATTCTACATCTACGACAAGGCAGGCACGGCGGTTGCGGTCGTTCGTGGTAGCACATCCACCAACATCGACGCGAGTGGCATCCCCGAGTTTGAGATCGTCGGTGGCAAGCTAATCGGACGACGCGAGGAAACGCTGCACATCCCCGTCGCGTCGGGCACTGGCCGCACCGCCGGTATCATCTACGAAAACCGTGGACACGGCACGTTGACGCTGCTAGAGGCGAAGGTCGTCTGCTTCACCGCACCCGGCTCCGGCGGCGTAGACATCGATATCCACAAGCAGGCAAGTGGGTGGACGAATCCCAATGACGCAGGCACGTCCATCTTCGACCCCAACCCCCACCCCACCATTGCAAGCGGCAGCTACGCTAGCAGCGTCATCAGCACGTTTGCTAGCAGCACGCTCGCGGTCGGCGACGCTTGGTTCGTCGAGGTGGACCAGTTGAACAGTGCCGCCAATGTCATGCTCATCCTGAAGGTCTGGCGGAAGTAGCATGGCGCGCACGTATCCAGGGGATCGCACGTTACAGGCAGAATCACATACGCCCGTAATCGTGCAAGACATTCCCACCTCTGGTTTCATCACCAATACTGGTCTTGGTGCTGTATTGAAGGCTGAAGTGCAAATGACCTCCATCACAGGCGGCGTTGCTACCGTGTTATACAGTCTTAACACCGGCGCTACTTATGTAGAGTGGAAGAAGCTGCAATCCGTCTCCGCGCAAGCCTTTTCAGGTACGTTGAGTTTACCTCTATCAGTCTCTCAAGAATGGTCTGCTGTAGTGGTTGCGGTGACTGCTCGCGGTGGTTTCGGTGGCTCTGCCGTATCTCGCGTAACCGATTGGTACATCGACTCCCCCACTTCCTTCTTCAGCCGTCAAGTCATCGAGGCGGTGTAGTCGCGTATGGCAATCCGCGAACAGGCACACATCCCGCCGACCCCTCCCACGCTCACCCGTGCGAAGGACGAGCCCGGCAATCTGCGCCACACCTTCGACGACATCCAGCAGCGGTTCTGGGATGTGTACCGTTCCGTCTCTCGCCTCGCTGACGGTATCGAAGAAGTCACCGTCACCTTCGATGAGGATGTAACCCTCGCCGAGCAGACGTTCGTGACGATGGACGCTTCGGGGGGCAATCGCGTCGTCTACCTCCCCCCTGCTGCGAGTGAGCTAAACCGCCGCCTCACCATCAAAAAGATCGATGCCACCACCAACACCGTCACCATCCGTGCGCAGACTGGCGAATACATCGATGACAACCTCTCCGAGAAGATCATCGACATCCAGAACGCCGCGCTCATGGTGGTCAGCGACGGTACGCAGTGGTGGGCGATCGCAGCAGGCAACCCCGGCACCGGCCCCAGCGCCTTCCCCGCGCCCGGTAGCGACCAACAGATCCTCTATAACGACAACGGGCATGTGGGGGCTGCGACAGGTGGCCTGTGGACTGACACCGCCATCGTCGCCCGCTCGACTACGGCCCCGCAGCTCATCGTCAGCTATGGCACCTACCAGACCGCCACGGCTAACTTCAACGTGGGTGTGTCATCCACAGGTCGCGTCACCCTTGATGCCAGCGGTGCAGCAGCCGACATCTACGCCGTTGACCCCGTTGTGCTTGACCCCACAGTGGGTAATGCCGTAGCCCTCACTATCGTCGGCGCTTCCAACCAGACCGCCAGCGTTGCCGAAGTGAAGAACAGCGACGGCGCCGTGCTGATGGAAGTGGATGATGAGATCCGCGTTGGTATTCGGGATACTAGTTGTTCCGCCCTGCTCAACCTCAAGGCCAGCGGTGACATCCCCACCGAACAAGACATCCTCGAACTTGGTCCCTTCGTCTGGTACAAGTCTACGGAGCCGCTTAACCAGGGCAGCGTCACCACGCCCCCCAGCGACACGAACCAAGTCACTTTCCTGCACGACAAGTCCGGTAACGGTCGCTACATCAGCATGGCCGACACCGACCCCGCCGTGCCTGGCGCCGTTCCTAGCGGCAAGCGCCCCCGCTATTGGACCACGGCAGCGGGCATCAGCGGGCGCCCCACCACCCTTGCTAACAACAAGCCTGTCATCGGCCACCTAGGCGCTGGCAGTCTCGGTGACGACACCGCGACAGGCATGTGGTTCCCCCCGCTGCATGGCTACCCATTCACCATGAACGCGGTGACCATCTACGTCGTGCGTCAGAAGATTGCCAGCACGTCGGTTCAAGTTCCCATGACGGGTGGGTACAACCCTAGCCTGATCTCCGGCGCGGCGAGTCGAATTTGTTTCCAGGGAACTGATATCCAAGCCTCCATGATTCGCGGGCTGGGTAGTGGAAATGGGTATCGACTCGGCTTTACATCGCCCGCGACTAACGTTCCCATATCCTTTCCAGATTCGGGTACGTGGCATCGATACACGCTCACACGAGCAACGGATGGTGTACTCGCAGCCTGGGTTAACGATTCCGCGCAACCCGGCCCTGGGTTTCAAGATGGCACTGCGACAGGTACGTGGGAGTTCGCCTACATATTCAACTTCTTCCAGGGGAATGGTGGGGTATCCATCACCACCTGGCCACGTACCGGTGTCAACTGGACTGAGTTTATTGTATTTGAGGGTGTCCACGACAGCACCACCCGCGCCCTGGTGTGGCGTTACCTAGACTCCCTTTACTACGATGGTACTAACTACACAGTTGGCACCCACCTCGGTGGTAGCTCCTCCTTCGACCTGCTGCACGGTAAGGACGATTCGGGGAACGTACTCTGCAACCTCGACAGCGACAACCGGCTGGCGGTGGGGTGGAATGGAACGAGCAATGTCCATCGACTTGCCGTGCGGGATACCAGTCAGCAACTCGCTGTGCAATATGACGGGTCGAATCAACTTACCCTAAGCGTGACCGATGCGGGGGTGGTTGGGTATGACGCCGCTGGTGGTAGTGCTCGCCATGAGTTCTATGACCCACTGTTCAATGATACGCAGATATGTGTGGGCAGCACCTACGCTAGCCCCAAGTTCAACGTTAACGGCGTAGGCAACATCACCAAGATCAACAACGTCACTTACAGTTGGCCCACCGCGAACGGTGCTGTCAATGACGTCCTACAGGACAGCAACGGCGCGGGGACGTTGGTGTGGGGGAAGGCCGGTATTGCACCGTCTGACGCCCAGTACCTCGTACTGGCCACCAATGCGAGCCTCAGCAACGAGCGCGTCTTCACCCCCGGTTCTGATCTAACCGCCACCGATGCGGGTGCCAACGGGGCTTACACACTCAACCTCGCCACGACGGGTGTCGTAGCGGCTACCTACGGCGGCACTGCCACCTACCCCGTCATCACCGTGGACAGCAAGGGGCGCATCACCAGTGCATCGAATCAATCAGCTTCCAGTGGGGATGGCAGCCTGCGCCGCCACTTCCTATTCATGGGTGCGTGATGGCGGATGTTGTTAAGGTACTCGGGCAGCAGTATCCCTCAGCCACGACGTTAACGACACTGTACACGACACCTGCACTCACCAGCGCCGTCGTCAGCAGTCTCGTCATGTGCAACAAGGGGACGGTGGCGGATGCGGTACGGGCTGCGGTACGGGTGGGTGGTGCGTCCATCGAGGATAAGCAATACCTCTTCTACGACCAGCCACTTGGTGCGAAGGAATCGTTGACCGTTACCATCGGTATCAGCATTGATGCTGCGGATGTCGTCTCGGTGTACAGCACGCAGGGGACGACGGCGTTCAATCTGTACGGTGTCGAGATGCCATCGACCACGCCGGGTAGTGTTGTAACCGGCTCCTTCGCGATGAATGGCATCATCAGCCCTGCGACCATCACCGCCAGCCAGAACGACTATGCCCCCACTGGTATCGGCACGTGCAATGTCATGCGCTTGCAGAGTGATGCCGCGTGGAACATCACCGGTATCGCTGACACCACGAGTGGTCGTGCCATCCTCCTGTTCAACATCGGCGCCAATAACATCACCCTCAAGGATAATGTGACCAGCACCGCTACCTACCGCTTTGCCCTGAATGGCGACTACGTGATGGGACCAGATGAGAGCGCACCCATCTGGTACGACCCTACGACACAACGGTGGAGAATTTACTGATGGCCTACCAGGGACGCACCACCGCCGCCGTTGAGACCCCTGAGCGCATCTTGCTCGACACGAAGGGGAGTGATGGGACTTTTAGTATCCCCGTCACTGGTACGTATACTGTTATTGAAGTGACGGGATTTCTGCGCTCGGATGTCGCAGCCATTACCGACAATATCAAGTTCAAATTCAACGCCGATGACACCGCGGCAAACTACCAATTACAGAACCTTCGCAACACCGCCAGCAATACGGCCGGTGGCGAGCAAGCAAACACCAACGTCGCCATCACCCTTCCAGGTAATAGCGCACCTAATGGACGGTTCGGCCTATTTCGCCTTGTGTTGTACGGGCCAGCCCTAACCGCACATAAGCAAACCGTCATTACCTGGGCACATGCGCCCGCAACGGCGGTAGGGTCGGTGGTGAACAGCACACTCCCCATCGCTGCTGAGTCGTGCTTCCTTTGGGAAAGCACCGCTGCCGTGACCGCCATCGACATCACCCCATCAAGCGGCACCAATTTCAAAACCGGATCGTCCATCCTCGCCATCGGGTATCGCAGTCAGAATCTCGTGGTGGGTGTGTAGTAGGGGAGAGTCGCGTGAGCGTTAAGCGCATCATACCGGGTGGGACATTTGGCAGTGCGACGGCTGTTCCGGTGGTTAGTGTTACACCGGAGGGGCACATCTCGCACATCACCACAACGGCGATCAGTGCGGGCGTGTCGGGGAGTGGGACTACCAATACGCTTACCAAGTGGACGGGATCGACTACGCTTGGGGATTCGCAGATTGTGGATGATGGGACGGATGTAAGTGTAATGGGCGGTGTAGTTGTTGTTCAGGCGGACGATGGTGCAGGAAATTCTGTCCTGCGTACCAGCTATCTGTCCATCTATGACGGTGGTCACATAGAAGGCGACTTCGAAGCCGCAGGCGATCTCCTCATCTGCGACCAAAAGACGAGCGGTGATCCTGATGGGACTGGCACTCTGTTCATCGATTTTGGCGGCAAGATAAGAACTACCATCCGCAATGCAGACTACCTCGCGGGTGGTGCCGGTGAGTGGGCACACAACTGGCAGTTTCCAGACGTAACCACAGGCAGTGGTAACCTCAATAAAATATGGCTAGCCGGTAGCGACTCGGCAGGCGTTGCCATGGTCGAAATGACGTGGGACGATACCACCGGGACTGTGCTTAAGTTGCATGATGTTGCTACTAATTCTATGGTCCCCGTCGAACTTGCACGCCGTTTTAGCCTCCGTAACTTTTCTGGTGGGACCACTGTTGGTACCTCCGGCGAAGAGCAACTCGGTATAACCGAAAACTTCACCATCGCCAACGCGCAGCACATCACCGGCACCGTTGCTGGTAGTTCTGTTGTTGATATTTTTGGTGCTGGCACGGTACGTCTTTACCTAACAGACGGCGGAAGCGATAACGTACTCATTGCAGAGTGTGCCACCGGTAGTCTAGGAAACGGTTGGAAAATCGACTTCGACATCGCGGTTGGTAACACCGGTAAACTGTACTCGTCCTGTAACGTATATCGAGATTCCGACCGCGTAGCCCACACCTACAACGCACAACTTGGCCTATCGGGTGGTCCTGTGTACTACCTTAACGTCACTGGAGACACGCCTAACGCTGCCGGAGATGTGAGACTTGAGTATCTTGCCGCTGAGATTAACAACTACGTGATACCTGTGTAAAGGAGCCCGCATGCTAGACTCCCTCTTCCCCGCTCTCATCACCGCCAGCAGCGGCGCCCTCATAACCCTCGTCGTCATGTTCATCACTCGGCTCGCCAAGGTGGAGGCGATGGTCATGGCCCTCTCCGCGCAGCAAGACGACATCCGCCAGAACATCCGCTACATCATCGAACGCCTCGACGATGCATCACAAACACGCCCCCGCTGATACAATAGCCTCATCAATCGGAGGATTTCAATTGAGTTTCGAATCCAATCGCGAGAAGGTGTTCGTTATTGCAGAATTCATCAGCCTGTTCATGTCCGGCCGCAAGAAGGCGCGGTTGACTGCGGCGCTGAATGCTGCCGATGCCGTCGTCAACAACTTCGAGCCCGCCCGCGCCGCCGTCACCCGTGTCTACAACACCATGCCGCCCGAGGATAAAGCAGCCGTTATGGCCCTCTACGACAACATCGTCGCCCTGCGTGACGCCCTTCGTAAGCAGCCTGCCAAGTAGCCCGCCACGATGCCCCGCGCAGGCTCCCTCAACCTATCCCTCACGAATCTCGGCCGTGGGACGGTTGTGCTCAACCAAGCCGCGGAGTCGTTGCTACCTCGCGAGGCTCGTGTAAGCGGCCCCGCCACCCCCTTCACTGAGAACCTCCGCCTACTCTTCAGCCTCGCTAGCGTCCGCCCCGGCTTCTACGAGTACCACGAGATCCCCGACGACGCAGCTGGCGCCGTCAACGGGCTCTTCCTCGCCCACTTCGACGACGGGGAAACCGAACTCATCCGCGCGGATAAAGCGGGCATGTGGTACGACGAAGGGAGCGAGTTCGATCCAATCGTTGATCCCGATGACGTGATGCTGACGGGCGACGAGACCGATACGTGGTGCTTTGCGATGGTGGCTCGTGCGGGGGCGGAGTCACGCGCCAACCAGATGTTCACCTGTAACGGCGTCGATGATGTCTACAAGTACACCGGTGGCGGCGATGATGCCGAAACCATGGATGACATTCAAGATTACTTGAAAGGTGCGAAAACCATCATCGGACACCGCGGGCGGGCGTTGTTTGGCAACGTTATCGATCAGACGCTCGCGGGCACCCCACGCAAGACCACCCGCGTCTATTACTCCATCGTCGGCGATCCTGAGACGATTACCGGGCTGGGTGGTGGCTTCGTCGATCTCAACGACGACGCCTACCCAATCGTCGCAGGTGCGACCATCGGCGGGAACGTCTGCATCTTCAAGGGGGATTCGGTTGGTGGGTCCATCGTCGTGGGTACGCCGACGGGGATCGTGCAAGCGCCGTATCGCTGGGACACGATCAACACGAATGGCATTGGTGTGCTGTGCCCCCGCACCCTCGCACAGATCACCCCGGACCTTTACTTCTTCGTTGGGCAGGATGGGTTCTACCTGTACGACGGCGCGCGGGGGATCCTACCAGTCGCCACCGAGATCACCAGTCGTGTGGTGAGCCGCATCACTCCCTCATCGATCAACCTCGCCCACGCTATCTATCTCGGCGCGACTAAGGAGATGCTTGTCTACCTGCCTACCGACGGCTCCACCTACCCCAACGAGACGTGGGTGTTGCAGCTTGAGGAACGGCGGGTGTATGGCCCATATCGCCACGGGACGGCACTCACCGCGTCGTCGCTATTCGCTACCACCGGCCAGCTGACGTGGAGCGATCTCAGCGCGTATGGAACGTGGGAAGGGTTGCGGCTGGCGTTCAAGTCGTGGGCGTCGATGTTAGGTCAGGCGAGCGCGCGGTCGTTCATGTATGGGGCATCGGACGGCCGGGTCGCCCACGACGACAACGGCGCCACGCAAACCGACTTCGACAACGCCATCACCGGCACCTACACCACCGCTGCGATCATCCCGACCGATATGTCCCTCCCCGACGGACGCATCCTCGATGAGCATACGATGCTTACGCTGCATGAAGTGGCCGTGCAGTTCAAGGACATCGGCCCGTGGGTACCGTCCGTTGAAGTCAGCCTCGACGGTGGCGATACCTGGACCACGATTAGCGATGGCAGCGTGGTGGGCAACGACTCCCCTACCAACCGTGTCATGACCAAACGCTATTACACCCTCCTGCCGAGTACGTGGCATCAGGTCCGCGTGACCGGCAATCAGAACATGCAGCTGTGGGGGTTGACACTTGAGTTCATGCCCTCGGGCTCGAATAAGGCGCACGAATGACGACTAAGGTAGCCGGGCTCTCTATCGTAAGTTGCAACGACATCAACGCGCACAAGACGCTCGCCCCCCGCGTACAGGGCGTGCGCGAATTCTGGCCCGACGAGAACATGGATGTCAATCCTGGCGTCTGGTACGTCAGCCAGTTTTGCAATCCGCTGAACCTCATCTTCGACATCGAAGATGGGCGGGGGATGATTGCATTCCTGTACACGGTGCCGTCGTACCGCTCGCAGGTGTTCGTCGCGAAGTGGGATGAGACGTGCGAGATCGACGTTGAGACGTGGCGGTCCGCGGCGCAGATTGCCGTGATGACGCACGATCTCATCTGCATCGATGCATTCATCGGCCGGGATAACGTTGCCGCGCAGAAGTTGGCGGAGCGTGCGGGGATGCGGCGGCGTGGCATCGTGCGAGGGCAGGTGCACTACAAGGGCGAACCGGTTGATACCTACTGGTACGAGATCGACCGGGCGGAACTTGGTATTGAAGGGAAGGAGTAACTCATGGCTTGGGCACCAATGGCAATCTCGGCTGGCTCCTCCCTCCTCGGCGGGATGATGAGCGGCAAGGGGCAGAAGAAGGCCGCCCCCGCACAGATCCCACCGCAACTCATGCCCCTCTTGAACGCCTTCACGCAGGCTGGTCAAATGGGCATGGGACAACTCGGCGGCGCGCTCCCCGGTATCTTCCAGGGCGGCATGCAGAACATGCAGCAGCAGGCGGCGACAGGCTTCCTCCCCGACTTCACCAAGCAGATCGAAGGGTACATGCGTCCCCAGATGGAGCGATCGTTCGATCAAGGGGCAGCCTCCTTGCGTGAACAGGCGGCGTTAACTGGCGGACTGAGCGGCAGCGGTCTCCAATTCCAGATGGGTCAGATGCGTGGGCAACTTGAATCGGGGCTGATGGAGCAGATGGCGAACATTTTCGGTGGTGCCCTGCCTGCTGCGATCTCGGCTCGTGCGGGCGCGACGGAGCAGATGTTTGGCTTGCCTATGCAGATGTTGCAGCTGGGCGGTGCCGCGTTCGGCGCACCCTTCCAAAACCAGCAGTACCGCACGACACCATGGGGTGCGATGGGACAGGGGCTCATGGGGATTGCGCCCTCCTTGGCGAATTCGCAGCTGTGGAAGAAGAGTTGAGGTGATCCATGCCCATCTACGGTGAATCCCAAGACCCTTGGGGTAACGTCGGCAATGCCTGGATGGCTACGTTCAACGCCATCGGCAAGCAGCTTGAACAGAACCGCGAGCGGGAGAAGCGCGAGGTGGATGAGGCTGCGAAGGAAGCGTCGGCTAAGCGGGCTGAACTGGAACAGATGGACCCGTCTGAACGATACGCCGCGTTGGAAGCGTACAAGAAGCGTTGGATGAAGGCGCCGATGCACGTACAGCAGGCGGTATCGCCCATCCTCGATGCTGAGTTCATGAAGGGCACTCCCGTACAGGCACAGCAGAAGGCGGCGAATGTTAAACTCGTCGAAAGCGAGGCACGTGAGGGTAACTTACGCGGTGACATCATGGAGGGGAAGCCGAAGTCGCCCGAGGAGGAGGCGCAGCACAGTCTCCGCTTCATCGGCGCACTTGAGCAGCGACTTGGATTGAAGCTCACCGACGACGACAAGAAGTACATCGCCGCGAATATTCCCATGGGGTCGCGGGGGTCGTCAAGTGAATTCGACGTTCATTTGAATCGCTTTCGAGATCAAGTCAACGCGGAAGCTGTCCCCGGCGGTAAGCCCGATCAGAAGATGTACGATTGGGGGCGCGAGATCGGCTACACCCCGAAGGATGTCGATGAGGTGTACGCAACGGCTGCGAAGGAGAAGTCGCGTAAGGAGAGCGTTGCTAAGTCCGACGAACGCCCCGAGATCGACAAGGATTTCGCCGCGGCGGGCATGGGTAAGACGGGTGGTGTCAAGGAAACCAAGCGACAGATTGGTGCGGTTCAGGCGCGGTTACTTGGCACCCTTGGTTACGACATGGTCATGACCGGCGGCAAGGATGAAGAAGGCAACCCCGCCATGATCTCCAAGAAGGAGATCCCCGCCGAGGCGTATGCGATGACGCGTCTACAGGCGATCAAGGAGGTTGTCGGTAGCAATCCTAAGCTGCTCGCCGCCATCAAGAAGCACATGCCGGGGGAGTTGGCAGGGACGGGATTGGAAGGGGAGTCGGCTGCTGCACCTGCCACCCCCGCCGCCAACATCGATGACATCATGGGCGAGTTGAACCGCCGCGCCGCTGAGAAGGACGGTGCATCCAAGTCTAAGAAACCCACGTCGAACTACGTCGAGAAGAGATAGCACCCATGCCCGCCTTCACCGACGATCAGCTGCTACGCGTCCCAGCGAACCAACTGCATCTCCTTACAGATGAAGAGGTTGGTCGGCTGGCCGACATGCGGCAGCGTGAGAAGCACAAGGAAGAGTCTCGTCAACGCTACACACGCTTGGTCACCGGCGGGGAGGACCGCGCGCCAACTGCCGAGGGTACGGTCGATGTGCGTACCGGTGCCATGGCTACGGTGCGGGATTGGAAAGATCAGCAATTAGGCGCTGCCAAGCGTGCCGTGACCGCGGCCAAGACTGACCCGGTGGGTACGGCGACCAAGCTTGCTAACGGCGTCGTCGAGATGGTCGGCCAGATGGCTACCCTCCCTGAGCGCATGGTCATGCCTAATCGTGGTTCGGGGAGTTACAAATCCTGGCGCGCCGCGTGGTGGGAGGATATCGCCGCCGCATTCAACGTAGATCCGCACGAAGCAGGGCTGACCGATGCTGACCTTGCTCAATCACGTGAACAGGCTGAGCAGGGGAGTGCGCTGCACACCGCCGGTCAGTTGGCGAAGGAAGTCGCCATGACCGGTGTGACCATTGCTAACCCTGGTGTGGGCATGGCCCTCATGGGCGCCGAGATCGCACCACATTGGGGGGAGGTGTTGGAGAACGCACCTGAGACGTACCTGATGGCGGTGGGGGTGCCGCTCGCTGTCAAGACTGGCAAGAGTGCGTTGGGGATGGTCAATGGTCGGGCTGCACAGGCTGTTACGGATGTGATACCCCCCATATCCAAAGGTCAGGCTGACCGCCTTATCCAGATCCAGGCGCGTCAGTACGCCTTCCACTTCAGCGAACAGAATGCTCCCAAGTTTGATCCTGCAACTGGTAAGGTGGTTAGCGCGCCGGTCTACGATCAACCAGTAGCAGGAGCACAACGCCCCCTCCCGCTCGACTATCAGAAGATGGGGCCGAGTCCGTACACGCTTCCCGAAGAACCTACCATATCCAAGGCTGCTCAGGTTGGTCGTGAGCCTTCTCAGCGTAATCTTGAGACGCTAGCCGAAGCCAAGCGCATCATCAACGAAGCCTACCCAACCATGCCGTTGGAGAGTACTTCCCCCTTGGCCATCGTTGAACAGGCGAACGGTATCCTTGAGCAGCGTCGGGCGCGGCAGGTGTCCATGTTCCCAGCTGCGCGAATCCACAGCCCCAAGACGCTCGTGCTTGAGGATGTGCCGCCGCTGGTACCTGAGTCACCCGCGCCACGTCCACACGTTGAGTACACTCGTCAGCCTAGCCTGCCATTCGAAGGCGGGGCAGAGATTCAAGGTCGCTTCCCGTTTGACCGAAACGAGATCCCGTCGCTCGCACTGAAAGCACAAGCCGTCATCGAAACCCCACCCTCGCAGATGGTGGATAGTGTCGTCAACGGTGGGCAGGCTGCTCAGGACATGAGCGGCGGCATGGGCATGGTCATCGATAGCGTGGCTGCCTCCTTCGCCAAGGCGTCGATGGCGCCCGAGTCGGCGATCTTGAACGCCGCACTTAAGGATGCTGATGCGTTGCTAGGTGGTCGCGTCATATGGTGGAAGCCGCAGTTCTCGTACCTCCGTGGCATCGCCCCTGACCTGCTCGCCAAGTTCATGGGCGCGGTGAGTGTCAAGCAGAACGTCCGCAACACCTTTATGACGAAGCGCGTCGAACCGTGGATGAAGAAGACGGTTCGTAACACGGAGACGTTGCACGATGTCGCACGCCTGATGATCGATCAGCAGGCGCGGGATATGAAGGCGGCAGGCGGGCAGGGGAATCTATCCCACATAAAGACATTGACCGATGAGCAGCGTACAGAGATCATGCTGCGACCGGGACGCAAGCAAGCGGTGGATGAGTATTTGAAGAAGATCCTCCCCGAGTTCAACGCATGGCGGCAGGCGATGGGGCATGAGGTTGATCCCGCGCAGGCGTACTGGCCCATGCGCGCATTCGACCCGAAGCGCCACAAGGGGAAGCTGCGCTACGATGTCGAGTCGGGGGCGCTGTTGACAGCAGGGGAGGTGCGGGTCAAGGGGATGCGCTCCTCCACCGGCGTGACCAAGAAGAGGTACATCGCCGAACGGGAGGCGGGGTCCGAACATGCGCGCACCGGCACCGCATCCGCCTACCTAGCCGATCCGTGGACGCTGTTCGAAGAGGAGATGGTTGAGCGGGTGGGGGCGGTTAAGACACGCGAACTCAAGTCGGCTGTGTTACGTGAATCCATCAAGCCCGAAGACCTCATCGACGACGAAGGGTATACCAAGCCGACGGTTACATGGCGCGGGGCGAAGGTCGAACCCGCCACCATCAAGTTCAGCCATTTCGACGAGGCGGGGACGGAGACGTTGCAGGCGGTTACGGTCCCGCAACCTCTGCAAGCCGCTTACGATGTCGTGATGGATATGGCGCGCCGTGGCGAGCATGGCGGCGCGCTGATGCATCTGCTGAATGATACCGTCATCGAGCAACAGTTGCGGGGGGTTGCGGAGCCCATCGCGCATTCGCTGACTGCCGCCGCTGGTCTCATGGAAAGCCCGCATCTCGACAAGGTGATGACGAGTCCGGTTCGCAAGGCACTCGCGCACTACTGGATCACCCGCCTCCCTGCGATCCTGTGGGAAGTCAAGAAGATGGCAGGGCCGGAGATCGCAGCGCAGGCGAAGATGGCGCGGGAACTCGGCGCGTTCCGTGCGAAGGAGCGGAAGGTCAGCCTACCCAGTGAGCGTGAAGTCGCCATCACCAAACTTGGCCGCGAAATGGGCAAGGCGGTGGGGCTGCCGTTCAAGTTCATGCGGGATGTGGTGTTCGGCGACATGGTGGAGTCGCAAGAGGGGATCGGCGGGCTTGAGCATCGGTTGAAGTTGCTGCAGGCGCGGGCGATTCATGTCGGTGAGGGAGTACCATTCGCCGAAGCCCTCCACAAGGCGAATGAATTCGGTGGTACCTACGTCACTGCGATGGCACCGAAGATGGCACAGCTTTTACGTGGTGTACCTATCGCAGGAGATGCGTTCGCCTCCACGATGACGGCTGGTTTGCGCTTAGGGGCGAGTACTTTTGCAGGTATCCCCATCGTAGGTAGCGGACCGGCTGGGTTGGTGCGCGGCACGGTGAAGGGATTGCAAGCGCGGTCGGCGGCAGTGGGCGCCAAGGAGTTCGTCAACCAGACCATCCACCGCGCGCAGTGGCGGAACGCTACCGAGATGGTTGCTGGCATCTACGGCACGCACATGATGATGACCTACATGCTGCATGGCAAGTGGCCGTGGCAGATGCCGGATCACGGGGTGAGAGGAGTACAGGTGTACCCCATCCCGTCGATGGGGATTGGCAAGGAGGATGACAAGCCCGCATACCTGCCGTTGCGATACTGCATGCCCGCTACGTCGCGCTTCCTGTCGATGACCGGTGTGAAGGCGGCTTATGAGGGGATCGCAGATGGCGACCGTAGCTTCGATGCCATCTCAAAGGACATGATCCTCGGCGCGACGAATGCTTGGTTGCGGCGGTTCGGTACGGGCGGTGGACGGCAGGTATGGACGCTGGCAACGGGTCGCAAGGTCTCGCTATCCAAAGACTACGAGCAATACCGTGCCGCCGAGGACAGCGCGAATTGGGATCGTGTGATCTCGTCACGCATCAAGGCGGCGGCGTCTGAGGTGCTTCCCTTCGCTGAGAGCACGCTGAGCATAAAAGATGCCTACGCACACGGCGAGGGACCGTACACATCGAGTACAATGAACAAGATACAGGCGACCTTGGGAATGTTTGGGTTTGAACTGCCGAGTGGGCCGACGGCGACGCGTATTGCCGCTAAGCCGCTTACCGATCAGCGGAGGTTGGCGAACAGTGTGGGTGAGGGGATCGTATTCGAGGCAAGTCGTAAGTTTGCCGCCGATCCAAAAGCGGAAGTCGAATACACCAACAAGCGGCTACGTGAGGAGATGGATAAGTTTACTGACCCGGCGGCGCGGATCTGGTTGTTCAAGCTGGTGATGGACAACGGCTTGAAGCAGAAGATCAAGTTGCAAGTGACGGCGGCTCAGGCGCAGGCGATGGCGGAGGGGAACTGACGAGCGGGGTGGGGAGGCAACAGTTACGACATGTTGCGCCGTGGCCTTCGTAGGCCGACATCCTCCCGCATTCGTCGCACTCGCTGACGATGGCGTCGAGTTCACGGACGTACCACCAACTCATGCCGCCATACCGTCGTGATTCATCCGCAACGTCGTCATGAACTTCCCTACCTTCTCGCTGCAGGATAGGCATAGCACATACCGTTGACTCCACTGCACCACCCAAGGCCAACCGTTGCGGCGGATCTTGATGGTGGTGTGGGCGCGACCTTTTAGGCGAGCGGTGCAGATGTGGCAGACCGTATTGCGGTGCATGGTTGGCTACTTCCCCTCCTTGATCTCGCGAAGCACGATACGAGCCTGCACGCAGTCAGGATGCCCGCACCGCGGTTCACGCATGCATGGCTTGTACGCCCGCCTCACAATCTCCACCACACGCTTGCGTTCGGCGGCGATGCCGTCGCGGTGGCCCGCTTCGTAGCCGGTGATCGTGTCGGCGTTGACCTCTGGCGCTATCTGGACGTGACGCTTCACGCCGAAGTCCTTCGTGCGCGCCATCAGGTCTTTGGCCTCGTCGCGCGTGAGCGGGCCGAACGTCACTCTGCCTACGAAGTTGTCACTCACCGCCCGCCCTCCTCGACCGCGCGCCACTCGCCAGGTAACGCGTACTGCGTTGTGGCGACGACTCTCCCGAGTGACAGGGTGTGCGATTCCAGGCTATAGATGAACATCCAGCCGTCGCTGACGCCGCACTCGGCACCACAGCGAATCGCCCACTCCCGCGCTTCCTGCTCGGTCATGCGAAAACCCGCCGCACAAGCACCGCGATCTCCTCGGGGAACGTGCCGTCAAAATCAACAGCACCGTGGCCAAGCGACTCCTTCAGGTGCGCCGCGTAGTGCAGCCGCCCGTCATACCGCACCGACACGGAGCACACTCCACGATTGCGCGGGTTGTACCATTCGATGCTGGTGTCACCGTCCTCCTCACCGCTAACCTCGAAATCTTCACGTAGATCGTCGGGAAGCACGGCCAGTAGTTGCACCGCCTGGGCGGCCGATGCCGCAAGGCGCGTTACGGTCTGAACAGCCCGCGCATACGCTGACATCACAGGCTCGCTCACTTCCCCTCCCCTTCGCCGTGCTCGTCGGCCTTCACAGGCGGTCGCGCCCTCTCCTGCTGCTCACGTAGCCACTTGGTCCGCGAACCCCACTTCGACAGGTCGCTCACGACTCCACCTCGTCGGCCAGGATGACCTTGACGCGCTGTCCCGGACTAATCGGTGACGCATCGCCGTTGAATTCGATTGCCAGGAAACCTTTGCTGCCCACTACACCAACGCTGTCGATCTCGCCCGTCACCACCACCTCGCCCTGGGCGGCGCGCAGGTTGGCAATCGCACGCTCGGCTTCCTCGTCTACGCTGAATCCAGACCCAGGAGCCCCGGTGACCGCGGCAATGAGGCGCCACAATAGATCGTTGCGACTTGCGTAGGCGGCACGAGCGTCTAGACTCATCGACTTCCAGATAGCTGGCGTCAGTTTGCCTTCGCCCTTGAGTCGTTCTAGCTCCGCTTGCAGCCTCTCCACCTCCCCGCGCAGCCGGTCGATCTCCTTCTCGGCTAAGGCGGCATGTTCCTCAGCCCGCTCTCGTGCTCGCTGCTCCACGTCCCGCTGCGCCTCAAGCTGCTCGCGCACGTTCGTCAGCCCCGTACCGTCCTCAAGCGCCTTGACCTCGCCGCGCTCTAGTTCGAGTTCAGCGCGCAGCCGCTCGATTTCGGCGTCGGCCTCGCGCTGGATCATCAGCAGGCGTGCCCGCTCCATCGGCCAGCCCTGCGCGTTGTGGAGCACATCACGCTCGGCCTTCCATTTCGTCGCGTCCGCCTCCGCCCGCTCGCACCGTTCGCGGAGGGTGGTGATCTCGGTCCCCATCGAGATAGAGGCCGCGTGCAGGTCTACACACTCCAGCTTCGAGCGCAGCAGATTCGCCTGCAACCCCTCACACAGCTCGGCCAGGGCGTTGTGATGCTCGACCGCCTGTAGCTTGTCGATTCGCCGTCCGTCTTCCCCGACGATCACAGGCGAGCGTTGCAAGGTGATGTGCCACCGCTCGACCCTCCCGCCCTGCGGTGGGGTGGCGATACCGTGCTCAGGATCGGGAATGCACATTCCGGTCTGGTCGGTCGCACGGTGCTTCGCTGGGGCCAGCGCACAAAACTTATTCACACAAAGCGCCGGGCTTCCACCGACTTCCCCGGTACCTCCTGACTGTCCGTTCAACGGCGTCTGCGCTCCCTGACAGCAGCTGGGCACCGTACGGTTCAAGCCGATTCCTGCTGACGCCTCCGCAGGAGGTACCGGGGAATGTTCACGTGCCGGGCTTCCACCGGCTGCGGGCGCCTCGGCGGCGACACCCTCTGCCACCGTCGGGACGTGGCTCCCCACCCCGCCGGGCATCTCCACGCTCGTATGCTCCGCGACGAGGCGTTCAATCCGCTCCCGATACCGTGTGCGAATGAAACAACCGTCCTCGTCGCTCATCCCCTCCCACACCTTCGCCCAGTCGATTCGGTGGTGGGGGGTCATTCTATCGCCCCACATTCACGAGCGGCGGCGTGCAACAAGTCCCCTTCGTGACAATCCAAAGGATCTTCAGCACACACGGGACAACGTAGGGAATGGCTATAGGCCGCACGCAACGCATCTAGTTGGTTGGCTAGGGTTGCAATGGCAGCATCCCTCTCCTCGATGGTGGAGATGGCTTCCTGCCACAGCGGCCCGCCAGCCACCTTACGCAACCTCGCCAACACATCATCGCTAGACATCCCGCCTCCCTCAACATCCTACCAACAAGACAGCCGGGTTCTGCACACCCACCGCGCTAGTAGGGACATCCAATGCGTCTGCCTTGCTGGTAAGCTTTATGGATTCGGCGGGCGCGTACACGTGTAGTTCTCATCAGGCTGCCCAGCAGGCAGCCCCTTACACGTGAACGTACACGGCGCCAACCCCGGTCCAGGGTTAATTGCAAAGCTGATCTTCTTGATATACTTGTCATCCGTACACGTCCGCTGTGCCTTCATCCAGCAGCCGATAGCCGAATTCCAACACGCGAACGGGTCGACCTCCTCGTCGTCACCGGGTACTGAGGCAGTCAGACCTACCAGCACGACCACTTCATCGTCAGCAGGCTCACTCTCGTCAGCGCGCACCACACCCGCCGCTGCTACCACAATCAACACCGCCGCCACCATACGTCTCATCATCGTATCCCCCGTGGATCGAGGATCGTATTCCCCGACCGAAGTAGTTTGCGAACCTTATCCCAATCGATGCTACCGTGCTTTTTACACCGAAACACCACCGCCGTGCAACCACCAATTTTGTTCTCGACGCACATTTCAAGTTCGCGCGGGCAGTGGGGGCAGACGTGGTAGGGGGCGGTGTGTAGATCGCTCATAGATTAACCACGGCCGATATGTGCTCGCTCGCTACGCTCGCTGCGCGGCGTTTTGAAGAAGGCATACTGGGTGGGTTGGTTGTTGCGCGCACACGACACGATCTACCTGGATAGGTTGGCGCGTGGGGGATTCCATACCCCCATTCTCGGGAAACCCAAGTCTTGTGTTAGATGAACGCGCCATAGAGTTCAATTGCCCCGTTTCGGGTCACAACCCGGGGCCACGGTTGCGGAGATCGTCATGCGCACGATGACCCTTTCCACCCAGCCCCACCTATCCCTTCGCGGGGTGCTCGCCAGCAGAGCCCGCGTCTGTTTCGGTGGGGATGTTTGTGTATGCATGTTCATCGCGGAGGTGAATGTACGCTCTATCCACCCCAAAAGCCAGGGTCATTGTGCTCCTGCCCGTCCCGGTAGCCTTCTTCGTAGGCGCGCTCCAACTCCAATGCGAGGCAGTCGTCGCAGATACCTTCGCACGCTTGCTCGCAATTGCGACACAGCGTGACGAGGGACTCGGGGCGGTCATGCGGCGAGGCGGGGGGTGGCGGCTGCATAGGGGTTTCGAGAACTGAACGCTTTGATGTCTTGCACCTTGAGCCCGCCCGGGTTTGCGACTTCATCGTACTTCTCCCAATTGAAACCGATCATGCCTTCCGCGGGGAAGCGGCGCCCGCCTAGCTCCATGCGCGGCACTTCCATATGCCACAATAACCATTGTAGCACGTCGGTTGCGGCGACAGTGGGGCACTCGACTAGGAACGAGTCATAGGTGCCTGTCGCGATGAATGTAACCGCGGGGGTGAACAATGCGCTGAACGGGTCGCCCATGCGCCACGTGAAGCGATCCGACGGGCCGGGGATGTCGGGGTCGTGCATGTCGATGAGGGTGCGGTACCACAGGCTCGCTCCCGACGACTGTGCAGGCTGCGATGCGAGCGCGTTCGCCCCTTTACCCTTGTTACCGGGATAGTGTCGGATACGGCCGAATGGGGTGCGGTACATGCGTTCGGCGTCTTGAACGGCGCGCACGAACTTCATCTTGCGGGACAGCCCGCGCTTGATGCACAGCGGGCAGGTGCCGCCCTCGTCGCTGGTGTAGCCACAGCCGTGGCAGCTGTATTCGTACAGGCCGAATACTTGATCCGCGATCTCACGCCGCCATTCGACGGTGCGGGCGTACTTCGCACGCAGCTTCGCGTCCACATCCTTGCAGAACTTGAGCGGGAGCCAGAAGGTCTGCGACATGTTCTTGGGGCCGCCGCCGTAATTCCAACGGTGGGTTTGTCGTTTGCCCGCATCATACGCCGGGCGCATCTGACCCTTCAATGGGACGAGATGTGTTTTGGCATCAGCGGCGTCGATACCGTAGATGAGCGCCGCGTTCATACTGTGTTGCTTGGGACCGCCGGAGAGTTCGCCATCCAATTCGGCTTGTGCGACGGGATCGCACGACATAAGCGCGGTCAGGCGACCCTCGATGTTGGCCCTTACCAGTCTGCCGCTACGAAACAGCGGTCAGACATTAGGCACCTCCTTTCATCAACCTGTGAATGCGGAGATGCCCTCCACGAGTCACCAGAGCTAGGTTGTTTGGCTCGTTGTTGTGCTTGTTGCCGTCAATGTGGTGTACATCAAGATTACGTGGCAGGTTCGTACCGAGTAGTCGCGCGAAGGCAACACGATGTTCGTTACCACCACCACGCTTAAGGTAATTGTTGGGGTTGATCTGCTCAAGGGGTAAGCGTGGACGCCCTGCTGATGTCTTGAACATGTCGGGGTGTAGGTCTGCGCATAAGCGAGAGCAAAACCGATTACGTGCACGGTTCTTTCCACCTGGGTGGAATAATCTTCCACATCCGACACAAGACTTAGCTGGTTTCGTGAAAGCTATTGCCATACAATCCCTGCCACAGAACTTGCCTCTTGGTTTTCCGATTGGAAAACCGCAATTAGCGCACTTCATGCTATAGCCTCGGCACCCACAAAACAGCGGTCCATCTACCTACCACCCCGCATCCGCGCAATGCCGATAGTGGCCGCGCAGTAGAAGACGGCGGCGATGGCGAGGACGCACAGTAACGCTGTGCCCGCGCCCATCATTTACGTCCCCCATACGTCACGGAGAAATGGTTGTTACGCCGCAAGGGAGTCTTCCTCAATGGCATAAGGCTGACCATAGTCAGAATAGATGTGCAGTGCTTTCGCAACGGCATCTCGCCGCCTTTCGCCAAGAAAGGGCCACAGCATTAACATCCAAGTAACGGCTCTTTCTCCGTGTAATGTCAATATGTAACGGCGACGGTGCTTAGGATTCAGACTCGGCGGTGTGCGTTCTCGTAAAAGGGCTCCTGAACCAAATAGGTGCTGCGCGCGCATTAATGTGTCTAGATCACACATTTCTATGGCAATGCGAACATATCTACTGGCATGTCCTTTAGAGCCCGCTTTAGACTTAGAGATACCGGACACGAAACAAGCCTCTCCCTCACACAAACCGCCCAACCATGCCAATTCGGGTAGTCCACTCATTGCCTTCCTTGATATGTAACTGACATGTGATTCCCGTCGGGCTTGGGATTACCGTTTGCGTCTTTGAAGTCACCTCCCCACCTACAAAGGGGATGTAACGACTTCCAGTACTCCCCGGCGAATCGATAGTCCTCGCTGTCACTGAGGTACACCCCATCCCGAAAGATGGCAACATCAGCTGCAAGGCTATCAATATGCAGGCTATTGGAGATGCCCACGCCAGACAGGGCATTCTGATGCGCCACCTCGGGCTTGCGCTGTACTTCGCGGATGCGTGCGGTGATACCCGGCTGTACACGAGTCAACCACACGAGGAACTCACCGAGGAGCGCTGTGAACAACTCCTGCCGCCGCCCGAGTTCAGACATCGTACTCCTCCATACACAGCCGGTAGAGGTAGCGGATGGCGAGGAGAATGGCGAGGATGAATACGGCGAGTACGAGCATTAATTTACGGATCCAGGGCAGTGTGACTTGTCCTGTTCGTTCAGGGTATCGCAATACTCATCGTGGGTTGTAATCTGACACTTCACAATCGGATGCCCGTCGTCACAGGTTGTGGGCGGTACCTCAGTCTCACCATACGTAAACAGCGCATGGCAAGTCTCGCACCACGCGGCCTCCGCAATCACACGAACGTATTTGTGTCCCATTGTTTATCCTTTCCTCCTTCCATCCCCCCACTGCCAGTTGGTATTGCTAAACAATACGGCGACGAACACGCCCCCGCAACGACAATGTTCAGGCGGCGTGCTATCCGGCGGGAACATCTCGATTACCTCGTCGCACTTGTCACATGCGTACTCTCTAATCGGCATTGTAGGTTTCCTCGGCAGGCACGCCGCACCAGGGGCACAGCACCGGGTACGACGCACTTACATCCCGCGACGGAATCTGCCACAGCGTGCGGCAATCGGCGCAGGTGTATGCGCTCATCGACACGCCGGATCCATCGCTATCGAAATCATCAGGCATAGCAAGGAGAGCAGCGCCGCTACCCATGTGACGGCCCCAAGCCGGGCTTGATGATCCCCACCCGTGTCATAAGCATCTCCAACCACGTTTTCTTCATCAGGTAGGCGACCCCCATCCCGCACTTCGGACAGGGCTGATCGTTGCGTACCGGCGTGAAGCACTGCGCGCACCTAGCCCAGAGCCGTCCACTTGCGCTCAACTGCATTGAACCGATGCTTGCCACCGGTCTCGTCGAAGTAGGCGACTCCGGTTCCCCAGTACCAGACGTGGACGAGCGCGAGGAGGCAGATGTACTCAGGTGCGAGGCGTCCGACGAATGGGAGGAGGAAGGGGAGGCCGTATCCCCATGCTCTTGACTGTCCGCTGGCAGGGATGGCGAGGATTGCGAGGGGGATGAAAGCGAGGAGCCCACACCGAAATGAAGGCTGAATGTAAGGGAACACGAAGGGCACTGCAAGGACAAATCCGCGAAGGGGGCGTAGGGTGTGCCAGAATGTGACAAGGGCGTGGCCTCCAGTTGATTTCGTCTTGAAGGTGATCCAACGGCGGAAGGTGGCGGCGCGATCGGCCTCGACGAGCGGGTGGCGGTTGTCGCGATCTTCCTTGCGGGTCGTGTAGGCGATGGTGAGCGCCGCACAGGGGAGGATGGCAAGCAGCAACCCCGTCGTCCATGCACCACTCGCGGCGTGGAATGCAAACACCCACACGGCGACGGCGAGGGCGGCGCTCTCACGGGCGAAACCAACCAGCACAAGAGGTACGACCACCCAATACGAACCCGTCATCGTCGCCAACACACACCACGCCGTTACCGCGCAGTTGATCGCATCACCGTAGTCCCAGTACCACAGGAAGAATTCACCGTAGAATGGGCTGAACACGATGGCAAGCGCGACGAGCGGCGCGGCTATGGGATCACCTACGATCCGCACGCACAGGTAGACGAATGCGATCGTGCCGACGATGCTGCCACCCTTTAGGCCGATAACGCGTCCAACCCAAGGGGCGAGCGGTCGCCAACAGTAGGGTGCCGATACCGCATCATCCGTGTACGTCATGTTGCGGATCATGAAGCCGTCGGCGGACAGGGGAATATCGGTGCGAACGTGGCGGATGGCACACCACCACGCGACGCCCAGCAGGATGATAAACCACGTCATCATCATCGGTCCTGCCTATCCCGCCGCCAGTCGTACTTGATGTAGTCCCACACCATAGGCGCGACTACGATCAACAACGACACTCCCAGTCCCATGAGCAGCATCGCGAGTAGCATCATCGCAGCCACCTCGATCGTACGAACGCAACAATCCACCGCCAGCTGAGCAACAGCACCCCGCCGCCAGCTACCGCCACGTGTCCGCATTCAATGCACATCACGGCACCGTTGGAAATAGATGCGCTGGGCACCCTTGTCCATTACCAGCACACACCAAACGCAACTCGAAAACCGGATCCATGTATCCACAAGACTGCCACGGGTTCTGTGGCGGCCTCAACAGTGGATGACACGGCCGCACTCGCCAGCGCTGATTACGCGAGTAGTCACGATTCGCCTGGAACATGGGAAGGTATGCGCTGCCAAGGCCGATCTGCACGGAGCAAAGTCCCTCACCATCCGCGTCGATATTACATGCCCACTCGGCTGAGACTGCCCAGTCCGAGCTGATGGCGGAACAGGTGCCGTCGGGCGCGCAGTCCTTGACCTCGTAACCCAGGGCGCCCGGTACGTGCTCCCAATTCAATCGGATCTCGCCCACAGGACCAATGCTACGTGTGGGTCGGATGAGTGGTGCAGCAGCCTGCGTAAAATTACTCAGTGTGATGAGTAATATGAGTGCTAGTGATCTCATCGATAGTCCGCCTCGCGCGGCATCTTGCAGCCACACTCACCACAGCGGCGGCACGCGTTACACAGGTCGCGGCGTAGATTGCAGCAGAACTCGCAGAATCCCTCGTCTAGTTCGCTGCGGTGCTTTATGCCTAGCGAGACGTAGATCTCAGGCGGCATCTTCAAATTCCTCGTCATTGTCAAGAATGTCTTTGTCTCGCACTATTGTAGCAGCCAGGGCAGGGGAGGTGCCAATGCGTTTGTGCGGCACAATGATCGATCTCGCCTCCTCGGGCCAGTTGAGAACGTTGTAACTCAGTGAAGAGGAACGTTCGTCCATCAGGTCGGCGTCCTGTCCACTGGCTACGCGACCGGTGCCGGTGCCGAAGATTCGCAACTCGGGGTGGCTGACAGCATCGCCATCGACAGGCGGGCAGTAGAAGGTGGACACCATCTTGCCAAGGTGCTGATATTCCTTGACCTCGGTCAAAAGTGTGAGGATGGCCGGGTTGGCGTGGACCTTGGCGTTGGTCAGCAGCTTGGCGATCGCGTCACTGTTGGCGGTGACCTTCTTGGTTTGATAGTGGTGCTGCTCTGGTAATCCCAGCCCCTCATACAACAGCCAGCGAAGGTGCTCATTGTTGCCAGGATCGAAGCCGGTCGCGGACCACTTGTTGATCTTGCCCCGCAGCTTCGTGATCTCCGCCTTGATGGGTTTCATGTCAGCACAGGTGGGGCATTTCTTGCTCGCACGGGGATGACAGAGTTGGATGGTCAACCCGTCCATCTCTGTCTGCGCTACCTTGATCCGTGCTGCGAACACCCCATCACCGAATGCCTTCACACTTGCCAACAGTGCCGCCCGCTTCTCCTCCGCCTGTGCGATCAACACGTCCATGCGCTGCTTATCTACCTGTAGCCCACGTACCTCCATAGCGAGGCAAATCGCCATCGCAGGAAGCACCTCCCGCTCGTAGACATCCCGCACACCCAGCCGATGCATTTCCTGCTGTGTCGCACCGTGCAGCGCATACGTCGCCTGCACATCGAGGCTGAGATAGTTGGGGTCGTTATGCTGCATCCCCTTCCAGTTGTGCCAGCCGTCGAAATAGAAGAGGGCGACCTTGGCGAGACCGAGGGGGAGATCGGAATAGCATGTCGAATGTGCCAGCATCGTGTCGTAGATCGGTGCCCGCATGTCAACCCCCATCGCACGGAGGGACATGATATCGGCCGGGGCGTGGTGGAAGACCTTGATTAGATCGTCGCGAAGGAGGTGGCGGTTCAGGATGTCAACGAGCCCATACGACGGCCGCGTGATCTCTACTTGCTCGCCGATGGACAGGCCAATTAAGAACGGCTTGTTGGTCGCGACATCAAACTCGGTATCGATAGCCACTACCTTGGCATCGGTGAGTAGGTAATCCAGCAGGCTTAGCGATGACCACCGCCAGTTGGGACGTACCAACTGCACCGCCGTCCCCATCGCATACAGACAAGCCCGCTGCACTGCACGCTCAACCAGCAACCGCTGCGACTCCAACTTCGCCTTCTTGACGAGCGCGGGGGCTTGCGTCACCACATAGGTACGCCCATCCCGTTGGAAGACGCCGCCCTGTTCGCGTTGGATATTGGTCATCCCCAGCACACGGCCGAGAGCGTCCTTGCCGATGATGAGATTGATGGCGCTACCTGCACCCTCCCATGTACGATCCCAACACACGTCGGCTGGATCAATCCCCGCCCGCTTGACAATCCGCTCCACATTCCATCGATTCTCTTCCTGTTCACGCGCCGGAGAGTCATCGATTACAGTGAGCAAATCCATTCGCATCCTCGTCAAATCAGTCGCGGGGAACCGGATATGTCTAGGACTTTCCAGGTCGTGCTAAGCCGCCGTCGTGCGCTTATCGAGCAGGCTGATCCGCCCCTTCCTCCACAACTGCGCCCTCGAAACCGCCGTGTCCCCATAGAGGATCTCGTCCATGGTGCGCGGGTTGCCGCTGACGAACATAGCAACACGGGTAATCGTCCCCCCACGAGCGAGATACTCCTCAACCGTCTCGAATCTCACGCTGCCTCGTCCACAGTCTCGGGAACCCCGTACTGCCGAGAGAGCGTCCCGCATTTTTCGCTTACCTCGCAATAGTGCTGGCACTTGTTCCCACCTAACATCGGCAGGCCAATCAGCGGAATCCCCGCTGCCAACCGCTCCCGGTCCTTCATCGTCGTGCATCCCTTGTGCTCCTGTTTGATGTAGGCAAGCCATTGTGTGATTTCAGCAACCGTTGTCTCACCGCCCGGCCTGTACGCGGCGATCTCCTCCTCACTCATGTAATCACTGACCGCAAGCGGTTCCGGTCCTTGATCCTTACCGGTCGCATGATCCCAAACCGTCATCATGACGTTGAGCGGATCATACCCCGCGTCAATCGCCCACGGCTGTTGTGCAAGCAACAGACGGATGATGTTCAGCTGCACGCAGTAATCGGCGCCGACCTTCGTTGTGCGTGTCAGCTGCCCACCCTTCGCCTTCCGCCACTGCACGCTGAAGTCGCTCGGAAACTTGTGATCAGCGATCTCACTTAGATCCTTCTTGATCGCATCCGCCTGCGCGCTGATGGGGACGCCGAAGAGCGTGCCTTCGATGCAGAGGCGGACGCGATCCGTCGCCTCCGTCCACCACGCATCGCCCATGTACCTGCCCGCTACGGAATGGAGTGCCGTACCGCGATCTGCACTAGCTCGCTTGGTGGGATCAACGTAATGGTCAAATGCGTGCATGAGGTAGATTTGCCGCGGGCAGGTGAGGACGCGTGTAGCTGTGATGTCGAGGCTGAGATGCCGCGTATCACCGGTGATCTTCTCCGCTGCATAGCGTGCCATCCATATCGGCACGGGTGAACGGCCGTTCATCGCCGTGCATGTGTCGAAGTGGTCGAACGGCACCTCGTCACGATGGATAGGACACTTCCAGCCGATGATGGGCATGACTACTCCCCTCCCACTTCATCAATTCGTATGGTGAAAACAGCCATCTGCCCCGCGGCTGGATCAAGGCTGTAATACCTCGCCACCTTGTCACAAAGGATCATCACCCCGTACCGAGTCACCCCCGCTACCTCGTGCGCACCGATGTACCTCGGCTCCTCACACCCCGTCCCCAGCGCGGCACTGTCCTGCATGACGAATTTGTGATACAGCGCCCCATCGGTAATCTGCGGTGTGCTGATACACGCCGTCTCAGTCGAGGTAACGCGCGGATTCGCCTCTGTCTTTACGAGTTGTGCGGCGTGTGCAAGAAAGGCGAGGCTGCTCTCAGTACAGGGGGTGGCAACGGCAAGTAGCATCATCAAAGCGAACATGGCTAGCTCTCCCAACTATGAAGCGCCGTCATCGTCTCGTTATGCCCGGGGTACGCAATGTGCTGCCCCTCGTGCCCCTTCAACCGCGAGCACGAAATGATGGCGTAGCGGTTGCCGTGCTTGTCGATGATGTTCTTGAGATCGCCGCTAGTGGCTAGGCAGCGCCCCTTCGCCGATCCCGGCTGCAGATGCTTCGTCTGTCGTTCGATCCAGGCCATGTCGGGCGGCTCCTGTGTGGGTGGCGGTGGCGCATCGTTGAAGAGGGGTGAGGGGGGTGCGATGGTCCACTGTATCGGCTGAATGGCGGCACCCGTACCATAATTAGCAGGTGTGAGCGATGGTGCTGGTGACACAGCATCCGGCGGCGCGCACAGGTGTGAGCGGAGGGAGCAGTTGCATGGGGCGTCTACTGAGTACTGAATGCTACCGTACTGACTGTGAGCATGCCAACACCCACATCGACAAGCCATATGATGAAAGATCATCTCTTCATCTCCTGCCAAGCCTTCATCAACGCCCGACACGCAAGGTGAACCAACGGATGCGCGCCGCTGTCCTTGTCCACCTTCTCCCCGTGCATGTACTTGTTAAGATGGCTGAATATGGCAGGTAGATGGCTTGTATCAACCTTCCACGACGGCTTGTCCCCCGCCGCCCGCTTAACCCCGCCATCCTTCATCGCCATTTGCAGCAGCAGCACAAACTCCCGCAACGCCTCCGCCTGCTCCAACGTCGTCTGCCACTGCTCGATGTGATACCCCGGCTCGTCCTCCACGGGCGAGATCACAAAATCGATATCGGCGAGTGTTGTAAGAGCCGTGCTACTCACCCCCCACCACCTTCCCACCCACGATGGGTACCTGCGTCACGTGAAATCGATCGCCATTGACGGTGACCGTGCTGAACCCCTGCTGCCAATTCGGAAATTGCATGTATTCCGGGTTCATATCGCACAGGCAGCCGTTTTCCCACGCGCCCTGTTTCCCGCGTAGGTTGGCGTTGTGGTACGCCCCCATGCGATGCGTATGTCCGATGATGACGCTCACCCCAAGCCGCTCAAGATGCATACGTGCGCTGTAGGCTGAGTGCGCTGACAGTCTGAAGCCATGCGTGACGACGAGGTTGCCGTTCGCGAGTTCAACCCGCCAGCCATACGGCTTCCACGTCACACCCGACGCGACGAAGAACCGCTCAAACGCACGCTGTGGGGAGATCTCCCCACCAGCGAGCACTTCCAACACCGCCTTCCCACGTGGCGATGGGTGCTCTAGCTCGTGCGAGATTGCCTTGTCCCAGCGCACCTCATGATTCCCCCCTAACCAGATGACATTCGGCGTGATCTCTCGGCACGTTCGCTGCACGATCAAGCCACGATCCCGCTCAACCGCCACCGTCGCCCATGCGTTCTCAGGATCTTTCGTGTAGCTCGACAACGCATAGCAGTCCAGCACATCACCGTTCAAGATGATGAGATCGGGCTTGAAGGCGCGGGTGTAATTGATAGCGGCGTTCAGCGCGTCGCTATCCTCAAACGGAATGTGAATATCGCTCAGCACGACGATGCGCTTAGCACTCGCTCTGATCCGCTTATCCCGCGCACTCACCCCAATGATCTGCGCCGCACGGAACTTTCGACTACGCGCGTTATTCGTCGCCGCTTTCTCCTTGTACTTCGTCCCGTCGATACGGCGCTTCTCATCCCGACGCCGACTCGCCGCACGTCCCTTCGATGTGCGTTGGTATTTCGCCTGCCGTTCCGCCCCGGACATAGCCATCGTGTATCCCCGACGCGCGATCGAAAGTGCAGGGGTGACGGCCACCGACGACCGCCACCCCCACGAGGAAGGAGGAGAGGAGCCTAGTTAACCAGCACCGAGTCGGCGATCGCTGCCTGCTGGGCGGGGAAATCGCGGGTCTTGACGATGGACAGCCCGTTCTTCGCATCCGTCACGTCGAAGAAACCGGCGATACGATTCCGCGTATTGACATACGGCGTCCCCGTCGCAGGATTGATCTTGTCACTCTCGTTGCTTTCGATGCTGAACTTGACGATCGCGTTCTTGCCATCCCACTGGTTGATGCGAAGATGCTTGAGCATGTAGTCAAGCCTCTGTTCGGGGGACAGTCCGTAAAACTGCGCCTTGAACATCTCCGCAAGCGCCTTGCGGTCGTCCTTGTTGCTAGGATCAATCGCACCAAGCTCGCTGAAGTTGAAACCGAACTTCTCGTTCACGCTGTAGTCGGCGCCCGTCTTGGTGAGCGTCTTGGTGGCGGAACGCAGGAAACCAATCAGCCCCGGCGAGAGGTACATCCGGCTCTGGACGGTCGTATCCTTGAACGGGCCATCGGTGATGCGAACGCTGAGATCGATGAAGGGGGTGCCGCCGGTGCCATCCTCGCGCACCTGACTCGACCCCGGCACCATCACCGAAATCCGCGCGGGGTAGAACGACTCGGGGAGAATGATCCGCCCCCCACCGCCGAACTCCTGGAACTCCATCGCTTCGAATGCTGCCTCGTAGACATTGCTACTCATCGCTTCTCTATCCTCCATGTGTGGCGACGGTCAATGGTCGCCGTTGTTTATGTTATCGAACGCTCGCTTGAGTTGCGTCGTCGCCTCGACGCTGCCCCCCGTCATCGCCGCGCGGTACTCCAACAGCAACCGAACCGCCATATCAATCGGCTGCTCATCCTCGCGTGCATCATCGCCGAAGCAGCTGGCAAGCACATCCCGCAGACGGGCGAGACTTTGTACGTGACGACAGGATGTCATAGATCGTTGATTTGCTTTTTCGCAAATTCAAGCACCTGTGTTGCGGCTTCGCTTGCTGCTTGCCTCCAAGCCAAACGGGCCCAAGTGTGTACCGTCTCTCGCTGTTCAGCAGTTAAGGTGCGTAATGCTGTAATATTGTCGTCCCACCACGCTTCGAAGTTCATTACTGACCCTCCCCACGGTAATACGCCATCAACTTCCCCCACATCTCGCCGATGTTGGGATTGTTGACGGTTTGCTCGAAGATATTCGGTGGACACTTCGCCGCCCACTGTGCACCTGCGACGGTATGCGCGAGGTATTGCCCCTGCTCGACGGCAAGGCGTAACGTCACCTCGAATTGGTAAGGCAGCGCCCGCGGAGCAATCTTCCCCGGTAGGATGGGGATGAACCGCCCACTACCGTTCTCATACTCCTCCCCGACGGTCCAGTACTGCCCGACGGGTTCCATGCCGTATTGCTTGCATACCTCCGAAGCCGCAACCTTGATCCCCTTGACGAAGTCCACCCCATCCTGGCCGATTAGGTCATATGCGCGGAAGGTGTTCTGTTCCCCCGTCGTCTTGGCAACCGGCATGTTCTTCAACCGGTACGCCTTCATGACATCCATCACTTCCATGATCCCGTCGCCGCAGATGATGTCGATGGCGCGCCCGTTGTGTTCGCGATACTTGCCATTGGCGAGGGCCTCCTTGAACGCCACCAGCCGCTCGAACTTCTCGTTGATGGTGGGGGGTCGCTTGGCACCCGTCGCACGATCTTCAACCGGCCCGTCGATGTAAACCACCTTCGGCCGCTTGCTGAGCAGTCGTCCAACCTTTGCTTCGACAGCCACGACGAGCACGTTGTACCCCGCTTCGATTAACGAATAGATGCCATGCGTCTTCCCCGTCCCACTATCCCCCTGCACGAGCATCGACAGCATCATGTCGCTCGGCTCACCTTCGTGGATCTCGGGAGCGGCTTGCACGGTGGGCGGCGTGTTGACCACCGCACGCGGCGCATTGAAATTCGGCTTGACTACGGCGCCCATCTAATTCCCATCCTTTCCCATCGCATGCTTCCCATCAAACATGAAAATCGTCAGCATCGCTTCGGAACGAATGCGGTCGCTGTGCTTCTGCACATCCAATAGCGGCGCGTAGATCTCACTCCGCTCCGCCATGATGTCCGTTCGCAGCGGTCCCAACGCCGTCTCCCCCTGTGCCGCATACGCACACAACAACCGCACCATCGGCGCCGAATACGCATGATGGTTGTACGCATCGACCCACGACTGCACAGCCTTCTTCGCGATGTATTCGAAGGTGTCGTTGTCCTTCTCATCGCCGTTCTGCCGCACTTCGCCGACGATCTCGGAGGTGGCGGCGCATAAACGTGCAAGCGCAACCACAACCCCCTTCCAAGCGGCAATGAACTCCGCCTGCCTGGTGGATATGTCGATGCTATCGAACGACACGATCTACCTCTTCGAGCACCGATTCCAACTTGAGGTGGACGGCGCCCGCGTTCAACGGGATGCCGGTCTCATGCGCGACCTTGGCAATCTTCGCAATCCGCTCGACCATGTTCCGCATGCGGCGGATGGCGCGTTGTTCCGCAGCTGCCGCAGACGCACCGTTAGATTCGAACATCATCCACCTCCTCAAGCGTGAATGCGCTCATATCATTCAATCGCGAGTAGTCATATGAGATGATTTGTAATTGATCGTGATATTCGGCGAGATACGTCCGAAGCGCATCTGCCGCCTCTACCCCGCGTCCCTTCACTTCCAACACCCGACGTGTTCTAACCTTCGCCATTGTGTTCATCCTCCCTCGTTGCACAAACATACCGAGGTGCCACACGATTGTCAATGACAAATGTGTGTGGTACCCTCTCTGCTATAGAGTTTCCTTAGACAAACGCCAAGGAGCTACAGTCAATTGAGCGAGCCTAAAATTATTCGCCCGGAGGGCTGGATGAATCATGCCGAATCACTTACAAATCCGACATTCGTATGGGAGGGCGTACTACCCAGCAGCGGTGTCGTACTACTGCACGGCTCCCCTGGTTGCGGTAAGTCCGCCCTGCTGTGGGGCATCCTTCATCACTGTGCGGATGGTGCGCCCTATCTAGGCATCCCGACAACGCCGACTAGTTCTATTCTACTGTGCAACGACATGAACGAATCTTCTTTGAAGATCCGTTGGGCGAACTTCAATCCCAAATTCGCAGTGTGCTGTATGGATCGGATGGACGTAACAAGTCCATCGAATGCTTTGTATCTTGGTAAGATCGCGGAGTATGTGACGGACAACAACGTCCAGATCATCGCCGTGGATGCCTTGGGCGGTCTATTAGGCGGACGTTCAATCCGAGACGATGACACAGCCAACCTAGTCGTCACCCGCCTACATCAACTATTCCCCAACCGGCTCATCATCCTTCTGGGACATGACCGAAAAATGTCCCAGGAAACCAAGGAATTTGGCAGCGAATCGTTCCTTGGCAGTCAGTTATGGCGAGCCCACTGCACGGTTCAGTTGTCCATGCGGCGTTCCGGCCATAGCGAATCTCGGCTCACCCACAGCAAGAGTCAAGTTTCCCCGCTGCTCTCGAATGACATCCGTCTCTACATTGATGATGCGGGGCAAGCCGAAGCGTACAACGAGTCCCGTGCGCGAACGATCATCAAGCAGCTGCAAGCGGCGTGTACGGCGCTCAAGCTTCCCTATGACGAAATCGTAACCGGCAAGCGGGAGGTGACGAACATTGAAGCCATGGCTTTGGGGAACCGTCTACCAGGCAAGGGAGGAGTCATGGGTATCTCGGCAAACATGGTGCGAAAGCGCATCGCCCGAGTACGGGAATTTTCCACTGTAAATGGGTAGCAAAACCGAAGTGTGCTGTGTAAGTTCTTTGTTTACAACAGATACAGATTGTAACGGACCCTGCTGTAAATCCCTGAACTGTGCAGGGATCTTTACACTTTGGGCTTACAGCGTATGGAGGGACGGTCGTGGTTAGCAATCCCAAGGTCGGCTTGCTGGTTCAGATCGGCGACAACCCGAGTGCACCACTGGGCATGGTGGTGTCTAGCGCATTCAAGGATCGCTACAACAACGAGGGCGGCGTTTCCGTTCGAGTGTTCATTCCCGGTACCGGTATCGTGGTGCTCCCATGCGTTGTTCTGCACATCCCGTACAACGACTGATTCTTACAATTGTAGTGGTTTCTTCTGTAGCCTGCGTGGATGCCCCTAGGCAGGTGATGGTAGAGCGGGCGTCTTGGAGTACCGCCCGCGCTCTTACGCTCAACACAGGGCATCTGGTGCCCTCACAGTGGCATTCTCCTGAAGTGGTGCGAGAGTGGCGCGTCCTCCGCACCCCCGACGGCGCCAATCGCATCCTCGGCATGTACCTAGCTGGCTATGAAATCGACGCGGCTGGTACAGTGGTGTTACGGGAGCGCATCATTGTCTACCTACTGCCATCCGAAGAGTGCTGGCTACCCATCGTGCTGACCCATGAGTACCTACACGCCATACACACCCGACTTGTGACAAAATACGGCACCACATTCACATCCATGGACAGCGAATCGTGGGTGCAGGCGACCCTCGGCTTCCATGGCGAACTTGCACCATGTATCACAGACGGAGATGACAATTGAGCGACGAAATCGAGAATACTTGTAATACCTGCACGCCGACTGTCACCTCACCGCCTGCGTTCGGTGCCGCCTTCTCGCATACACAAGCAACCACCCTCGCCAACGATCATGGCATCTTCACGCTTGCAGGTGTGATCGATGAGGCGGTCGGGGATATGTGTCTCTCGTTCCTGCTACTTGCACTGAAACGCGCGCAACCCCCTACGTTGATAATCTGCAGCCCCGGCGGTGAGGAGCCCTACGCCCGTGCCGCCATCGGCGCCATCGAAGCGTGCAAAGCGAGCGGTCTCGTCGTCACAACCATCGGCGTGGGCGATGTGTGCAGCGCCGCGTTTAACATCTTCATCAGCGGCAGCAAAGGGCATCGCTACGCACATGAGCTATCGACGTACATGACCCACGCTACGTCTACCAACACCCGCAACAAGCGCGAAGGGGAACTGTGCGAAGAGACCGACCGTGCGATCATCAACGCCTACACCACCGTCGATTCGCGCCTCCGCAACCGTTGGCAAGAAACCGGCGACCATTTCATGTCTGCTGACGAGGCTGTCAAGCATGGCGCCGCGGATCATGTCATCAAGTCTGGTGCGACGTGGCCGTTGTGATCGCACAGATCGCACACAATGACTCACATACACCCCGCTGCTGCTAGTATGACCGTCATGGGATGGAGCAACCTTTTCCGCAAGAAGCCAAAGCCCCGCGCCACCGCATTCCACTACCACATTGGCCCCGTTGAATCCAAGAGGAGGATGGACATGGCTCTTGATCTTTCGTTCACGAATGAGGAGAAGATTCGCGTCTCCGTTACCCCGGTTACTTCGACCGGTCGGCCTGCGCAGCTGGACGGGCCGGTGGCGTTCGAGGTTGTCCTTGGTACCTGCACCATCGAGGCGATCGACGCGACGAGTGCTTACATCGTCTCTGGCGATGACCCCGGCGATTCGTCCGTGCTGGTCAGCGCGGATGCGGACCTCGGCAGTGGCGTGCAGACGATCGCCGACACGATCAGCTGCCACGTCCTCGGCGCGATGGCAACGAACCTTGGTCTGAATGCTGACACGCCGGTGCCTAAGTAACCATGGCGGGCAAGGCAGTCGGTCGCATCACGGGCGGTAAAGGGAAGGTTCGCCGTGCTGGTACCTTCGAATGGGGAGACATCGGCACGGGTGATGTCGTCTACCCTGGCGATCAGACGCGCAACCCATCCGGCGGCGGTCTACGTGTCAAGCAGAAGGGTGGTGACGACACTCCCCAACTCGACGACTCGTTGCAAGAGTATCGCGCACCGCAAGATGATCCCGCCGAACGTGCCGCACGCCGCAAGCGTAGGTAAGTTAGACACTTAGCAACTAGCTACGAAACATCCGGGGGAGGGGGTTCATCGCGAACCTCCTCCCCTTTTCTGTGCGCATTCGCGTTTGGTCTTAAGGGTGCGAGGGTAGGTATCCCGGCGGGTACAACGCACACCACCGACGGCATGTCAGGCAGCCCCGCCGTCGCCCGCACGATATGGTGAATATCCCCCCGTCCGCACCGCTCGCAAGCGTCATACTTGAACAACCGCATAAGAAACACTTCGCAATCATACGCCGTCCAACCCGTCGGCGGTTCGTGGTTCCACATTGTGCATACACCCCCGTTTGGTCCTAGAGGAGTCAATTCGGTCCGATGAACACAACCTACACGGTCCTATGGCTGCTCTGGCTGCTTGGCTTCGTCGTTATCGAAGGCGCCGCCTTGCGTGACAAGCGGCGTGGCGATACCCTCAGCGAACATGTATGGACGTGGTTCTGCATGCGCGGTACCGGCCGCTTCGCCAAACTACGCCGGGTCGCGCTAATCTCGTTCCTAATCTGGCTACTTGTGCATTTCGTGGGCGGGGGTAGACTTGTGTGACTGCGACCGCGCGCGCTCGATCTTGTTGACTGGCATGGGCCACAGCGCGGCAAACGTCTCGTTCGCTACGTAGTAATCCCCTGCGTCCCAATCACTCCTACCCCCACGCCGCATGTTCCTGTCCCCTGCGTCCCGTGCAGCGTCCATAGCCAGCTGATACGTCCGCTCGATTCGTCGCATGGTGTCCTCCGCCATGACACAGCGCCAATACCCCGTCCCGGCCACGATGGCAATTCCATTCAAGGTTCGCACGATTCCCCCGTTCGATGCACGCCGCTACGCGCACCGTAGTTCAAGCGTCCGCCCTTCACGTTGTGCCCGTTCACGCAACTTGTCAAGTAGCCGCATATCGACCTTTCCAGCTGGCACGGTAACCACCAAATTCCCCCGGTAGCCGATTGCTTGCAGATATCGCAACGTCGCCAGCGCGCTGACATCCTTGATCTTGCTACGCCGCATTGCGTTCGTCCTCCATGTTGGATTGAGTAGCGCGCAGCGGATCTCGCACGGTTCGCACGCACCGCTCAAACGCCGCATCGCCCGCCTCGAATCCCCCATGCCGTTCTCGACACGACCAGCGCGCCTCTAGCAGTACACGCTCCCGTCGCGCCTCGCCGTGCCTGTCGCAGTAATCCCCATCGTGGTACTCGACTATGTGATAGCATCGCCCCCCGGCACATGGCTGCCTGTACGTATCTTCGTATGCCAACCACGCCGCTATCTCGTCCGCGTGCTGATAGGTGTAGCGTGGGGGTTGACGTAGCCAATTGTGGGGGTTGCTCATTGGATATGCCCCAAGATAGCCGCCCTAGCCGATCCGCCCACGCCCCACAACGCACGCAGCGCCCTATTCTGCTCTGCACACGCAATCGCCTGTGACGGTTTCATCGGGCCATATTCCTCTGCGATCTCGTCGGGATCGACAGGCCCCTGCCAATCTAAACAACTAAGCACGTCGTACAATCCCGGCTTGTGGTAAGGCTGCATGTCATCATGCACACTCTGCCAAAATGATAATTCGTAATTGCTGTGCGCCGTGTGTAACGCAACCCGCCAATGCTTACCGTGGTGTCCATCACATTTACCATAAGGACAGTGCACGCCGCCTACCGCGGACTTCCCCCACGCCGGACATTTCGGCACGCCTTGTTTAATCTCAACACGCAGTCCGACGATATCTGCCAACCGTGCCGCGTGCTGCTCATAAGACTCGTCGTCGTGCTTTTCGTACTGTGTGCTGTCGCTCATATCAATTTACTCCCCTTTCCCACACTTTACAGGAAATTGTCCCGATATGAATAACATATGATACCGTTCACGCCTTGCAGCTTCCCGACCATACTTCGCGCGAATCACGCGAAGTGCATCAGCAATCAGTTTGCGACCCTGCGCGCGGTCACCCCCGTAACTACCAAAGGCGACTAGATGATTGCATGCCTTTTGGTAGGCTTCTAGCCAGTACATCCCTACTCCCCCCTCGCCTTGCGGATGATTGCGTGTACACGCTCGCGCATTGGTTTGTCTGCTCCTGTCGCATACCGTTCCGTAGGCATATCCTGTAGCATAAGGAGTACGTCTTCCAACGCCTCCAACATATCCGGCGCGGCGGCGATTAGGCGGGCGTTTGCGTCTAGTTCCGTAGGAGAGTCAAAACTCCATTTTCCTGTTTTCGGTTCTGTCCCATAGGTTAAGTAGAACGTCCCGCTTCGTGTGCGTAGCGTTCTGCCAGCCTCTAGCTCCCAAGGCCCCGGTGTGTGTTTATTCATCGCTTCTCTCCCATTACCATCTCTTCCAACGTATCCGGCACCACACTAGGCGTGAACGAACGCATCGCATAGTCCCTCAGTTGCTCGACCAATTCCCCCGCGCACAGGTCGCAGATTGGCGATTCAACCCGCTCCCCCTCGTGATCCAGATACACCCATTGCGCAATCGCCTCACCGTGGGTGAGGATGTTGATGCGGCAGCATGAACAGGTGACCGCACTATGCACGCTCATCAGACACCTCCTCCACATCAAACGTCACGCTATCCAACGCGACCCATGCGCTCACCTGCCGCCCATCCACAATCTTGATGATCGTGCCGCCAAAATTGGTCTTGGCGTCGATTACCTCAACCGCCGCGCTCAGCACGATTCCGCAACGGTGGCGCAGACTCAACGTCCCGCGCCGTCCCTTCAAGCTAGCCAGCTGGTCTATGTGGTTCATCGATCGGTTCACTCCTTATCCCGTAGCGGCGTCTTTAGCACACGCTGAATAACCATATCGGGGTGATCGCAGCCACAAGCGCCGCACTTGGGAAACTCAAACACCTTAACTTCGTAACCAAACCTTACGTTGGAGTCGTAAGACTGACCACAAGAGAGGCAATCAACATGTATTCGCACGAGTACACCCTTCCTTCCTTGAATGACGTTACGCCGTGAATGTACGTCATGGCGCATCGTCGTGCAAGCCCCCGCCTCACATTTAACACTCCTTTCGCCTCCCCTACGCCTGCCGGTATAATGCCGCCCGTTCATGGCTAGGCACCACGAAAAAGGTTGATATTTCGTCACGCTCGATAACCACAATCATACTTGGCACGAATCTTGCGGCTGTGTTGGCGTGGGGAGGGGAAAGTTTAGCCCACTCAAAACCCGACGCCTATTCCAGCCTTTTCGCATATGGGATGTGATGATGCTGCATATGCGTGTTGTGGTATGGCGCATATGTGTTATGTGCGCTGCAACGCAGCGTGCCATGCTGTGT